AATAAGAAATATTTAGTAAATAATGCCGGGATAGCATCTATTATAGTAACAGGTTTTGAAGAAACTACATAGATATCAGGTTCTGATATTAATTTAAACTATAATGTAGTAGACGCTTCTAAAGCTTCTGCAGTTTGTCAAAATATGTTGTTTATGGCAAATGTCCATAAACCAAATATTCCCTACAAAGAGTTATCTGATTTGTCTTTAAGATTTTTACCATATCTAATCTAGACTCCGTATAAGTTAGACATAGATGAAGAGTATAATCCAACAACATCAGATTTAGGATACTATGATAGTAAATTTATATATGACTACACTGGATATTGGGGAGAGGAGATATACAGATTTGGAATAGTATATATAATGCCGAATAATGAATTAAGTCCTGTATTTAACATTAGAGGAGGTGCTGCTATTAAAGAATTCATAGATGGATAGTATAGCAATGATGGGCAGTTTTCAAATATTCCGGTATTTAAAACAAACGAGCTAAATGAAAGGGAGAGACAATATATTAACTATAACGAAGAAACCAATTATTTAATAGGGCTTGATGATATGTCTTCTGGGGATAACAGAACGAAAGGTACCGTTTCATTTGAAAATGTTAAGGGAGTAGTTACCTTCTCTCCTACCAAGGACACTAATACTATATATGGGATAGATATTAGAACTGATCAAGATACTATTAAGGAACTAGAGAAGTATGTTAAAGGGTACTTTTTTGTAAGATAGACAAGAATACCTACTATTCTAGCCCAGGGTATCACCATAGGGATAGACCAGAATTCTTATACCCCCTGTATCCCAACAGCTGGCGGGTTTTTGGAATAGTTATCAGAATCATTAGAAAAAACCCATGTTACTACAGAAGATATAAATGATATTAATTACATATCAGAAGGATTTCTAAGTAGATATTAGTTCAAATTTCAGAAGAAGTCCAGTAATCTGTGGGGGAAAATCGCTAAAGTGGCTGGTATAGCGGTAGGAGTAGTAGCATTAGCTGCCGCAACCGTTTTTACAGCAGGTGCTGCAGCTGCTGTAGTAGCAGGTACTGCTGTTACAGTAAGTGGAGCAGCAGCTGCTGGAGCAACTGCTTTAGGAACAGTTGCAGGGACAATAGCAGCTGCAACTGGTCTAGGTTCTTTAGGAGCTGCTTTAGGAACTACTGTTCTAGTTGGAGGAGCTGTTGCCCTACCAACAGCTGCGTTAGCAGTAGCTGGAACTATTCAGGAAACTAGGTATGCGTTATCCTCTATTTTTGTAAAGAAAAAGTTGGATGGGAGAAATACACAAGTTCCTTCTGGATATAAATTGGTAGAAACAGAAGAATCCAGAAAATTAAGTACAGATTTTCTTACACGTTTTATTCCTAAGGACTCCTCTAAGGTAAAAGTCTAGGGGATTCTGTGTCCAGATTATGAAGTAAATTAGTCTTACTATAATCAAATATTTACTGGCAATTTACATACTATTTCTCTTACAAGTTCTTAGAGTATAAACGGATTAGCTGGAAGAACTGGAAATTATTTTTCAAATAACGTGAATCATTTCTATATTCCAGACTATTATGATACCAATATACGAAATTTTTATGATTTTAAGGTTGTAGGAGTTCCCGACAATGTAAAATTGGTTGGAATTGATAACCTAAAATTCAGGAGTAGAGCAGGGGAGGCAGAAGAAGCTTGGAGATATGAATGTGTAGGGGACGATTATAAATCTGAATACTCAAAAAAGAATAACGAAGAGGATTCTGAAACATAGTCTAATAAGAAGATAAATACTGATATAATTAGAGGAAGTTTTGGGCCTTACTTGGCATTTAATGATGTAGAAAACAAATTCTCTTCAGCTGAAACTGTTAACATATATATACCAGAATACTCTATAGGTTAGCTTGAAAACTACTTTTCAATTAGAATGTAGGATTCTTCTGTTTTTTAGGCCATATCTGATAGATATAGTATCTCAGAAGTAGATTCTTAGTTAGTAAAATAGTTAAGTAATATAATTGGTGATGATGATAGAACTAAAGGGTATAAATGGGAGCTTTATAGAGGAGATTGTTATCTATGTCAATTTACTCATAGGGTAAATAGAAACTTTAACGATCCTTCAGCGCCCTATAACGATGAGATAGTTGACGAAAAAACATGGAGAGATAATTATGACACTGATAATGTAGAAAAATATGAAAGTATAAATTTGGGAGATGTTAATGCAGTATAGTTAGGAATGTGGGTAACATTTAAAATACGCTCCTCTAATAATTTAAATATAAGAACCTTAGATGGATCTAATGTAGATGAAACGGCTATGTGTGGACATCCGAGAGGATACTATCCATACCTTCCTATGAGTACTGAGGGAACATATAAACACCCAGAATCATAGGTATACAACAAAGGTTTTACTAAATCCTTAAGTGAAAGATGGAACTTTGAACTTCCTGATGTTCCCTATATAAAGAACTGGTTTGGAACTCGTATTATGTATTCTGATATTCACGTTAATGATGCCTATAAGAACGGATTTAGAGTTTTCCAAGGTACTCATTATAGAGATTATACTCGCGAATACGGAGAAATAGTAAAATTAATTTCTCTTGAGTCTAATCTTTTATGTGTATTTGAACATGGTATAGCATTGATACCTGTCAATGAAAGAGCAGTCGCAGGTGAGGGAACAGGTGGAAATGTCTATATAAACACATCTAATGTGCTTCCAGAGAACCCAAAAATTATCTCTGATATGTTTGGTAGTCAGTGGCCCGAAAGTGTCCTCAAAGTCCCAGGAAAGACTGGAGATTCTGCATAGTATGTTTATGGAGTTGACACAGTTGCTAAGAAGATTTGGCGTACTGATGGGAACACTCTTACTTGTATTTCAGACTTTAGAGTTCAAGAATTTCTAAATAGAAATATTACTTTGGGCGAAAGAGAACTTACTCCTAAAATAGGTATTAGAAATGTAAAGACAGTATATAACGCCTTCAAGCGAGACGTATTATTTACTTTCTATGACAATACTTATGGCTTTGAAGAAAAGGTTTGGAATCTATGCTGGAATGAGTTATTATAGAAATTTATAACATTCTATAGTTGGGTTCCTAGCTATATGGAAAATATAAATAATATTCCATTCTCATTCGATAGAAATACTTCTAAGTGGATTGCTAAACTGGGAACAAGTCATACTGAAAGTTCTTTTGCTGACGGTATTACACTATCTAATGTAATTATAGAGAACTCTGAAAATGAATAGGGAGAAGTAGTAACTAACTTTAAGGTTCCAGTTTCCTATGTGAATAAGAAAGGTGAGTGGGTAACTCAAAACTATACTGTAGCGAATGATGGAACTAGTAGGAAAAAATACATTGGAATATTATCCCTAAGTAATAGAATACTTCCAGATGCCTAGCTTCACTATTAGATTTCCTACTCCTTGTAGAGAGATTAGTATGGAAACTATAAGAAGTTTGACATAGTCCCTCTAAATTGTGGAGAAGCTAAGGGAGGTATATATCTTCCAGATGATGCTATGTTTGCAGGAGCTTTCATGCCTCTATATTGTCTAAAATTCAAGGAAGGAGGAGATGAATATAGTCCAGTTTACTATAAGGATGGATAGGAAATGACTGAAGTGTCTGACGGTGCTGGAGACACGTTCTATACTTACCAAGCTCTATATACTGCTAAATCCCTATTATCTGAATTATATTATAGGAATAGTGCGGGACATTAGTATGCAGACTACGAGGTTAATAAAGTTAAGGTGGGAGACTCTATCGAAGGGAATACATTAGAAATAACTGATGTGTTGGATTATCCTATATTCAAAGACATTACTGGAAAGCGTCCTACTCTTCCTAGAGAAGAGATGATAAATCCTGATAAAATAGTAACCTTACTTAATATTAAGGCTACAATATCTATCGTTGATAGTGATAATTAGTCTAAACTAAGTGATTCCTATTACAATATGAAAGCGGGATTTTAGTCAGGAACATCTCTAGTAGATGCTGGATATTATGAATCTGTTGTAGGAATAGCTCCTAGATGGAACTTATAGTTCTTATCTACAGATTTTTGGAAGCACGGCTAGGCTGGGCTGATTGACATAGCAGATGATATATATCCTACTTATTGGTACGGAAGACAGCATCCATTTGAATTTGAATGTGTAGTAGTGAATGACCCTTCTATACATAAGATATTTACAAATCTGGAGATTGTCGCTAATAAGGCTAAACCTGAGTCTTTTCATTATGAAATAATTGGAGAGACTTACGATTTTGCAAAGGACAAGGTAAATATGTATTTTAGACAGGAAGCTATGAAGGCATTATGGCAATATAATGGTGCGGATATTTCTTATGATAGAAACTTCTTGAAGGTTTAGCCTAGACAATAGCCTAAATCTGCGGACTTCCCTCATAAATATTATACCAGATAGGACACAATTAATGAGATAGAGGATTATTATATTCACGTAACATATCCAGAATCTCATGATTATCGCCATTTGTCAGGAGCAGAGGTCGTATACTATCCAAATAGATAGGAATATAGAATATGGAATCATGCAATGGCCGTAAGCTTAGATGATTTAAGTCAAGACGATTCTAGGTCTATTATTGCTGCTAACTGTCAGTACTTAGAAGACAGATGGAAAGTTACAATTAATCCTATCCTAGTATGCTACAAGAATGAGTATTAGAGAAAATTCTCTGGAGCTTTAATATAGCCACAAAATTCTACTTGGGCTAAGGCTAAGGATAGTTCACAAATGCTTCCAACATTACCTATCTATAATTCTCCAATCCCAGATTAGGTACTGTCTGCTGGTGGTATAGATTTCCCAGGAAATGATGTAAATCATCCAGAGTGGGGAGAAGATAATGCTCTGTATAATCTATACGATTTATCTGGATATAATTCTGGAGGAGATTGGAAACCATTAGACTTAACTAACTGGTTAGATGATGTAAATGTTTACAAATATAATTTTGGAGAAGCATAGAATAGAAAAGAGTTAGATGTTAAGGATAAATTCTTAAAGATAAGAATTAGATATTCTGGAGAAGAATTAGCTGTTATAGATTTCTTAAATACTGTATATAGAATTAGTTATGCTTAATAAGAATATAAATAAAGTCAGAAGAATAGCGAAAGCCTATTATGGGCTTTCCATTCCTTCTGGGAATCTATATATGACTACGAATGGATTAGCCATACCTGGTAATGCTATTACTTAGTAGAATTTGCTGGGAACTGATTATAGCGCTGATTTCAGAAACAGAGCTGAATAGATAATGGCTCCTACTAATAGTCTTATAGATTTTAATGCTAGAATGGGAGACTTATTTAGTTTGAAGCTAAAAAACGATAGAGATTCCTCTAAAGCTATTACATAGATAAAGAGTATGTCTGGAGGTACTACACCTTAGAAATCATAGGGAACTTTCTAGAAACTAGGAGGGTGGAATACAGTGGGACAAGCCTCAGATTTCCTAAGCGGACTAATTGGAGGTGATAAAGATGGATACCTTGGTAAATATGGTTCATTATAGCAAGCAGGAGACTAGGCGTTTGACCAGGCTTCAAATGTAGTAATGGGCATAAATCCTCTGGTCGGAGGAATAATGAAGGCAGGAGGTTTAGTTAGTGACGTATTAACCAAATGGGGTGGAATGGGTACGGATTCTATGACTAAGACCGATGCTGTACTAGGTAGCAAATTATTATCTCTTACTCCAGTTGGTATGGTTAATGGTTTCTTCGGTAAGAAAACTATGGATTTTTCTGCTAATAGAGATACTGTAGAATAGGTAGGAGGTTCTTACGGCGGAACTGTTAGAAATATAGCATCGGCAGAAGAAAAAGCTGGAAAGAAATATGGATTATTCAGTGGAGGGGCAAGAAGGTCAGCTAATAGGTTCATAAATAGAACAGAGTCCCAATAGGCGACTATGACTAATATAGCTAACTAGGCTTCTGATTTATCTTCTATAGCTACTAATATGTCAGATTTGAACCATATTTAGTATGGCTTCAACCTAAACGGTGGATATGATTAGAGATATATGAGAGCTGCTAGACTTGGAACTAAATTACAGAGAATTAAAAAACTTAATATATAGTCTCATAAATTAGGAGGTTAGATATAGGGAGCAATAGATTTGAATGAGTGGCAACCCGTTATAACCGAAGCTGTAGAGTAGTTTGAATCTGGAGGAGAATTAGAATGGACTCCTATTATAACTCTATAGGAAGGAGGAAAAACTGAGAAAGTAGATGGAATAACAGGAGCAGCTCCGAAGATTACTTTCTAGTCTTGGTACGATACTGTTCCAAAAGATAGGTTGTCGAATAATTACGACCTTAAGAAAGCTTTTGAAGTACTACCATTCGAGGAGTTAGAAGCATGGAGAAAGTCTTCTGATGAAGATTTAAGAATTGGAAAGAATCACCTACGAAGCATCTATCAGTTACCCAACGGAGATTATGAATTTTTAAAGCTAGGAAATGAATAGAGTAATCCAGAAGTTCATTTCGAAACTGATACTTATCATTCTGGGGAAAATGGATTAAAAGATTCTCATGATTTAGTCTTTGAGAAAGATAGATACTTCTATAGAAGGAAGCCTAAACAATTTAAAAATGGTGGTAAACCCGAACCTATAGACGCTCCAGAAATAGAAGAAACTAATTAGAAAAATATAATTCCAGAAGGCGCTCTTCATGCTCGCAAACATAACATGGAAAATGCTGATAACTTGACTAAGAAAGGTATTCCAGTTATAGATAATGAAGGAGAGCAATAGGCAGAGATAGAAAAAAATGAAATAATATTTACACTAGAAGTTACTAAAAAGCTGGAGGAGTTATACTCTAAATATACAGACTATGAATACTCTCAGAAAGAAAAGGATGAAGTAGCAATAGAAGCTGGAAAACTGTTAGTAAAAGAAATATTATTTAACACAGATGATAGAACAGGTTTAATTAACACATTAAAACAAGGAGGAATAATAGATGGACTTAAATGATTTGTTAGTATCTTACAAACGTATTGAAACTCCCTCTAGAGTCGTTCCCACCTTCTAGCTTATTTAGCCTGATATCCCTTATCGAGATGCTCCTTCCTAGGATTCTCCTAGACCATAGTAGGTTGTTACTGAGCCAGCAACCACTAGCTATTCTATCTCTTTATCATAGGTAAAAGCTCCTGGATTCCAGATGAAATGGAATAGTCCATATAAAAACAGAAATACTTGGGTAACTGACTTGGCGGCTGCTTACAGAAAAGCAGGAGTGACTAATGATAATGCAATAAAGATGTTAATTGCCCAAGATGCTCAGGAAAGCAGTTGGGGACGTTCTGCACAAGGTAAATTCAACTTTGGAAACCTAACTACTGGAGCTAAATGGAAAGGCGACTATGTTAGGGGAAATGACCATGATGCTAAAGGCAATCCCATCAAATAGAAATTCCGCTCTTATAATTCTATGGATGAATATGCAGCTGATAAGTTATAGTTCTTGAAGAATTTATATGATTTTGATGAGAATGATGACATTAATACGTTTACCGCCAAACTTACTGGTAAGAACAAAGGTAAGAGAAGATATGCAGAAGCTACTGATTATGCTGATAGAGTTGCAGCAGTATTCAGAAGTTTCAAGGACGGTGGTATTATAAAGTATTAGTAGGCAGGAAAAGTACTTAGTCCTCCAGAAAAGGCAAGATAGAATTTATCTAGTAAATTTCCGGTTAATTGGGAGAATTCTGATTGGCTACATAACTACTTCTCTAAGAACTTAGGTTATAATACTTCTTTGAGTATATTGTCTTCTATTCTTCCTGAAAGCGGAGCAGACCCTCACAAAAAGTAGCTTAGAGGAGGGCCAGGAAGAGGGTTAGTCTAGTGGGGATTTGGTACCGACAGATATAACCATATGAAATCATATAAGATGAGAGGATCAGTACAAAAGGGAATAGACCCAGAACTTCAACGACAAGCAGAATATATAGTTAACACTGTTAAGAACGAACAAAAAACTGGAGAAGGCTTATGGCATCATGGAGGAACAGGGTCTGGATACAAAAATGCTGAAGGTGCTAGAAAGGTATTTATTAATGCAAGAACTCCAGCATCCAGTAAGGCAAGAGCCTTTAGTCTCGGCTATGTAAGACCTAAAGGAGGAATAGAAGAAGCCACTAGAAGAGCTTCTTACGTAAGTTCTCTAGATTCAGTTTATAATTCTAAATATAAATAATGGATAGAGTAAAGGTAAATGTAGGTGATAAGACATATAATTGTCAAGTTGCCAAGACAGAAGAAGATAGAAAGAAAGGTCTAATGGGAGTAGAAAATCTTCCTCCCGATGAAGGTATGCTATTTGTATGGGAGGATGAAGATACTAGAGAAATGTGGATGAAAGATACTAAAATACCTTTAGACTAGATAGCCATTAACGATAATGATGAAGTAGTCTTAGTATATAAGGCTTAGCCAGAAGATGAAACTTTAGTTCCGTTCATGAACGCTAAGTATATTCTAGAAGTTAATTAGGATTCTGGTATTGTAGAAGGAGATGATTTTGAAATAGACGACTCTGAAGATTATGACAAATATGTTATGAAGGTGCTTGCTCCAGATGGTACTACTTAGATGTATCTCTAGGGAGGTGAAAGAATCGTAAGTAGAAAAGAAACAAGAACTCTCATTAAGAAAGCTAAAAAGGCTTACGAAAATAAAGACAAAGATTATGATAAATATTGCAAATCTTTGGGCAAATATATATTTAAGGTATTAAAGGGTCAAAATACTCGTCCGCCAGAATATGTGGAAGTTCCGGAAGGAAAAGACAAAAATTCTAACGACGAAAATTAACAATATACACATCGTATCAAAAATTCTTGGTTATGAAGATCTTAATATGTAGTATTGAAGTACATAAGATAGATAGATAATTAGTGCATTAATTACATTTTAAATTTTTAATTTATGAAGTTAGGAAATAAGTTTTAGGCAGGAGGACCGATGCCTGCAGGAGCACCTGCTCAAGCACCTCAAGGTGGTGAAGACCCAACAGCTATGTTGCTGCAAGGAGCATAGCAAGCTGTTCAAGGACAAGATTGCGAAATGGCTATGCAAGTATGTCAGATGTTAATCGAAGCATTGGGAGGTGGAGGTAGTCCACAAGAAGCTGCCCCACAGGAAGCTGCCCCAGCTCCAGCAGAAGGGGAACCTGTTTATCGCAGAGGCGGTCGTTTAGTGAGACGTATAAACGCTTAACAAATTTAACACGTAGGGGTATATCTAAAATATAATTAGGTGTACCCCTTCTTTTTAATATATACGAATTATGGCTACACCAACTACAAATCAAAAGTCGGCTTCTGTGAAATATAAGTTTGGAGACGATGAATTGGATTTAAATGATTACATTCGTAACCTTAACCATAACTATTAGTCATATGTAAATTCCTAGAATTGGAATGAGGGATAGAGATAGGAGTTTCGTTCCGCGTATGATAACTTTTTAAAAGGGTTACAAGATTAGCTTGCTAATAACACTAACAGATTTAGTACTGACTTTTCTGGATCAATAATAGATTCAACTGGTTAGCTAAGTAATACTGACAATGACGATATAGACCCAGTTGGATCAGAATATTATTATAACGACAAAGGAGACAGAATAACTACTGACGATTTGAATACTATGGGAAAACGTTAGTAGAAAAAATATAGTACATTTTCGGCTAATAGATAGGTAGCAACATTTTTTAATAAGGTTGGCACGGCATTAAGAGATGCAAGAAAAAATAAGCCGACCACACAGAATCAATCTAACGCTTTTAATCTATCTAAGCATGGATTTTTAGCTAATTGGACGACTGCTAACAACCCTGCTGGAGGAGAATTTAATCTAAGTCCGTATTTAGAAAAAGATACTTTAGACGAAACAACTGGATTAAGAGGTACTACTAATCGGGCAGCTTACCTAAAGGAGTAGATAGAAAATTATCTAAATAATGTAGGGAACTATGACTTCTCTGGAACTCCGTTTAAAGATAGAGAGACTTACATTTCTAAACTGCGTGCAGCCGCATAGAACTTAGAAAATGGATATAACTCAGAGGATGTTATAGCGCTTAACTAGGCTGGGATAGGAAATGAGTTTTTGAGTAAATTCTTTGCCACAGGTGCGGAGTAGAAGAAAACCGAAGTACAATAGGCTGCAGAAGATCTAATGAAAATACAATAGCAGCAACAAGCCCAAAAGATAATAGACAGGAGAAATTAGTTATAGTACGAGGCTGATAGAGATAAGTTTTTTTCATAGTATTAGGCTTCAAACCCATTTTAGAGTAGAGAGCCTTCTATACCTTTACCTTTATCCTATACTAGGTAGGCAGTAGAAGAAGCTGCAATTAAGAAGTTTAATGCTGACCCAAATAATAAAGAAGCTGTTAGAGAGGCTATACGGTAGTATATAAATATTCCTTAGCTTAGTAAATTTATAAGAGGTAAGAGCAATTTAATATTGCAAGATGGTACGGACATTACAGCATAGCATATAACTAATAACTTAGACCTAGCAGCCTAGGCTGACCTATTTATAAATCCAATGTATTTAGATGAACAGGGAAAGAGCATTTTGCCGAATGGATATTATGTATTGCCGGGGTCAGAAGACTATGATAATTGGACCTATATAGCTTACAATCCTAACACTAGACAATATCAAGAGTAGTCTATGCTATTAAATGACGAGTTAAAGAAAAGAATGGCATACTCTGAATATGACAAGAGAAACAAAAAGTCTAATGAAGCTCAAAAACATTAGCTTGGGGGAACTTTCAAAGATATGGAGAGTAGACGAAACAAGGCATAGGAAGAAAAATAGAAAGTTGAGTAGAAATCTTACGCTACCGGAAGAACTAAGGAATAGATAGAAAGTGACTAGGCTCCACATACAGAATGGTCGAAAGCAGACCTTCTTAGATTAGGGGCTATAGGAGGTGACGTAGCTAGCTTAATAGCTAGTATGACTGGTGTAGGATCAGTAGCTTCTGCTGGTATAGGAATGGCCTCTACTGCAGCAAACTAGGCTGCAGATATGGCAGAAGGAATGGGATTTTTAGAATCCTTAGGAAACAATGCTGTAAGTTACGGTCTAGATGCCCTATCTCTAATACCTTTTGCTAGAGCTGCTAAGATTCCAAAGACTATTAAAGCGATCGCTGGATTTGCTCCTAAATTAATGGCAATTATAAGTACAGCACAGGGTATATCAAATGCTCCAGAAATTACCAAGTCATTAAGCAAGTTAAATAGCTCAGAATCACTAACAGTAGAGGATTGGAGAAATATTGCTAATGGAATTTAGATAGTATTAGGAGGTACCGCTGCTACTCATAGAGCGTCTAAGGCTAAATCTCATGTTGATGCTGCTAGGACCAATGATGAATGGTTAAAGACTGAACAAGGATATAGAAGAATATCCGAACAGGATATGAAAAAACTTAGAGAGGCAGCTACTATTAAAGAATAGAATACCATTCTTAGTCCTTACAACGTAACGCTAGCTGAAAGTAGGAAAAGATTTGGCTTAGGAAAAGGTAAAGGGAAAGCAGATATAACTTCTGAAAACTATTACTATGACTTTGACAAACCAGTAACTACTTATTCTGGAGATCTTCCTATATAGCATACGTTTGGTCCCGGAGAAAAATGGCTAGGAACTAGAAATATACCCTCATTAAGAATTCCAGCAGTTAGAGATGCCTACAATAGAGTTATTCATCCACAAGCATACAACAGAGCTAAAGGTAAAGCAACTGAAGGTAATAAATAGAGAAGTACGTTTGATATTAGCAAATTAAGAGAACTTAGTTCTCAAACTGGAAAACTTACTTCTTAGGAAATAGCTACTATTAATAGATAGAGAGTTAAATCGGGAAAAGGAAAGCTTACTGAATAGGAAATATAGACTCTAAATCAAAGACATTAGAATAGGGCTAGTGATGGTACTGATAATTCATTCCAAGCACGCTTATAGAGATATAAGGATGCTAAGAGAGAAGGAAAATTTACTTCTGTAGAAGATGACATCAAGAGAGCTAAGGATGAATTGGCAGAGGCTACTAGATAGCAAAGACTTGCCGTACCAACAGGATAGGGAGAAATAGTATCGCCTGATGCTAATTAGGCTAGATTCATTATGGGATTCTCCCGTGCTATTCCTACTGTTAATCCGTCTAGACCTCCTATATCTAATCCTCCAGCTATTATACCAAAATAGTAGGTTAGGATTGAACAACCTCAATAGTCTCCATTCAACTATGATAGAATCAGAGAAGGTTTAGCTAGAGCTGAAAGAGAGAGACTTGGAAAGGATATTGGAGAATAGAGATTATAGAGAGCCATAGAAGCTAACCCAGAAAGGAGTGCAAGACTTCAATCTGAGGAAGCATATAGAAATGTTAGATAGGCGTTCAATCTATATGGAGCACCATAGTATAAAAGACCTCTCACAGGGGCAGCTTATAAAGCTAAATAGGATATGTATAATAGACTGTTTAACTAGAGAAGATACGACGTTATTGAAGCTTTCAGAAATAGAGAACTTCCTCATAGACAATCTAACAAGAAAAAGAAAACATCAAGGGATGATAGAAGAACTGTTAAACGTGAAGATGGTGGTACTCTAGATCTTGTTAGAGTAAGAAAATTTCAAAATGCTGGAAAATTCCCAGAATGGTATTCCAAACTTTATAAATTTTAGAATTTAACTAGTTGGAATAATTCATTGAATTAGTCATTGGCTGGACCGTCTATTACTAACGAGAATGCTGGGCATTATAGAGCTGGGGATTTGAATGAGGCTTATACTAAAAATAATTCTTATACTTCCAATCCGAATCTAGTAGGATAGGACTTACAATCATATTATGATTCTTCTTTTAAGGGAAAATCTCTGGATGATTACGTAAGTGCATACAATGCTAATGCAGCTAAAATTAGAGGATATTGGGACTAGGAAAGAACATATAAATAGTCTGGAGCTTAGGAGCATAATAGACTATTTAAGAATATGTTTGGAAACAGAAGTGATAACTCTAATAATGTATGGAATATTGGTTATGACTCTAATTTGGAGGATATTGTTGGTTCATCTACCTGGCTGAGAAGAATGGATAGATATGAGAAAGAATTTGATAACTTGTCCGATGAGGAAAAGAAATCAAGAATCCATAAAATAGACTTAGGAGATGGAAACTTTGGATATGTCTACAAAAAAGCCAATGGGGATATAGCAGTATGGAACCAACCAGAAACTCCTGCAACCTCGGCAATACAACCTTCTCAAGAACCTAGTGATGATAACAAACAGAATAAATCATTCTTTAGTAATATTAATCCCACTATAGCTTATGGATTACCAAGAGCGGTGTATGCTGATAGGATGAATAGGAGAATTACTGATTTAGCTAAAGAATCTGTAGTTCCACTATTGAAAGACCCATTCGAAGTACATCGTTATACTAGAAGCGATTTAGATGCAGAAATGCAAGGAGAGCGTAACTATGCTAATCTTAGAAGATTAGCTAGTAGACCTATAACTTCTGATGGAAGTTTACAAACTGCAACATAGTTGTAGGCTGAGGTTTAGGGACAAGAAGCTAGAACGGCTGGAAAAGAGAAGAGTAATTAGGTTCAAAGATAGTACGATGAACTAGCTTGGTAGCAGGAGAAAGAAAACGCTGCTAACAGACATGAAACTGCTATGTTTAACAGAGCATAGCAATGGGGAGCTGATTAGGATAAGAGTAAATACGAATAGGCATATCTAGCTAAGAAGTTTAATATTTGGGATGTTGTAGGACAATAGTTAGAATATGACGAAAGAGTTAAGCAGTGGGAAAATAAAGCACTCACAGATAATTTTGCCTGTTCTGATATTCATAATGCTGTCAATTATGCTCCAAATGAATATGGTGCTGGATTAAGTGCAGAAGAATTATCGGTATGGAATAAAGTCCTATCCGGAACTAATCCTTCTAGCTTACAACCTAATGAATTTAACCAATATAGATTAGCTATGCAGAAGGTATCTAGGGTAGAAAATGAATAGCTAAGATAGCACTATAATATTCCTAATACAAGATGGTCTGGAAAATCTATGCAAAGTATTCCAGAATAGATTAGCATAATCAAAAAAGGAGGAGTAGTTTCTGCTAAGAATGGTTCTAAAATAGCAGTAGCTGGAATAGAAGCCAAAACTGCTGATGCAGAGAGGTTCCAGAAACAAATAAAGGAAACTATTGATAGAAATGAAAAGGCAATAGACAGATTGTCTAAGAGTTTGTATGGAATTATAAAAGCTTCAATGATAAAATGATACTAAGACTATAGCAAGGGGGGAACGCCCTTCCCCCTCTTGTTTCTTATCAGCCAGTAACAGTTACTGGTGGGGCAGCTACTGGAGCTTCTGCAGCTCCTAGCGACAATCAGGAAACTACTGATTTAACAGATAAAGACTTATTAAAGATGTTAGAAAAGCTAGATGGACTTCCTAGTGATATGGCTGTTTTAACAGAAACTCTACAGAATTTTTACATAGACCAATAGTATAGTCCATTCCCCAGTACTTCCAATATTGCATCTAGATATTTATAGGCTTTGTAGCAAATGAAAACTGCTAATTTTAATCACGAAGTTTATAAGGATGCACTTAAGACTGTTAGTGATAATGGAGGAATTAATGAGCTTGCAATTACTGATAGAGGTCAAATCTTCTGCTCTAATAGCGAGGGAGATTTCCAACTTCTCTCTTTAGACCAACTAAAGGAGAACCCTGAATACCAACCTTTGACAAACTCAGAATTGTTATATTATAGAGCATAGTCTCCCTAGTTAGCAAATAATAATGAACTACTTAAGGTAGTAAAGAATGGAATCGGAATAGAGTCTGTTACTAAAATGATACAAGATAGTATAGGAAATCTAGGTGCTACTTCCGAATCAAATGAAGGATTTGCTAGGACTTAGGCAAGTCAATTAGTTAATGGGTTACAAGAATTTATGAATGCTCAATAGCAGTCCGGAAACTATAATGCTACTGTAGATAACTTATATAAAGGAAAATTATTAACTAAGAATTAGGCTATGCAGGCATAGGCTGCTCTTAGTTATATATACTCTACTCTACCAGCTAATGCTAAAACGTTGCTAAAGACAAAAACTTAGAATGGGACTGATGCAGAAGCAATAGAATTAGTTTAGACATTAATAAACTCTAAGCTTAGCTCTACTACAGATTTCTCTTTAGACTTAGATGATTCTAATGATTCAAGCAAGGGTAAGGAAGGCGTTGGAGAAAATCTAGATGCTGACCTAGTAACTTAGATATAGGCTAGTCATGGAGGTCATGATACTATTTATTAGTTAGATAATAGCTCTGGGGTAGGATTGACTGTACAAGGTACAGCGTATGAATAGGTAAAAGATACTAAAGGAAATCATATAGGCAGAACATCTATGGAAAATATGCTTAATGATTCTGGGTTACGTTCAATTATTAATGCTGATAATGGAGTATATTTCGGAAATCAAAAAGTTGACCTCGACTCTTTACTAAGTATAGCATATGATGGTAAGGGATTACTAAGAGTAAATTTACCAGTTCATTCCGATGGTTCTCCTAACTTTGATTTGTTGGAGGAATATTCTAAGGCATAGGCTGAGTTTCTCCTAAGTAGTCAGACAGACGAAGATAGACTAAAAATATTCGGAGATACTGAGAAGTATCCAGGGCTTACATCATTAGTTAAACCTACTGGGGAGCTGGATATGTCTAAGTTTGCTCCTTTCCTTGTGGCGTCAGGAATGACTACTGACAACATGATAGACATTGACAAAAAACAAAATAAGTTTGTAACAGAAGTTAAACAAACTCCTAGTTTAGTAGAACAACTAAAAACAAGTTTAGCAGTTGGTTCTGGTAAAGATACTAAATATCCAGACATTGATGAGTATGATTGGGCAGAATGGCTAATGCCGAAATTAAACAGTTACGACCATATCTTTAAGGGAAATATTTATATTCCTCTTAATATGAATAAAATGGCTGCAGCTTTAGGAGGAAATCAAAAACTTGATACAAACACTGGATAGATGCTAGAAAAAGAATATCAGAGAAGAGATGTAACTTTCCAGAAGGCAGATCCTTCTTTACTATTAAATAATTAATTATGTTTGAAAACGATTGGATATTATCAAGCTTAAGTAATCCTACCTTAGATATAGATGATTTAGTTTCCATTGGAGGTTTAAATACTAAAAATACTCAGTTTCTAAGTAAGGATTAGTATTTGAAATCAAACTTTATAAAAGATAACGCTCTATTTAAAGATACGAACGGTAGTTTCTCTAGAGAAAAGTTTGATAAATTTTACGAAATACAAGCATCCAGATGGAGAGATTTTTAGAATAATGAATTTCCTACTGGAATAGAACTAGATGCTTTTGATACTGCAAGTAATAGAGCTGATGCAAAGGTCAAAGATAGTAAATTTACATTAGGGCCAACTTATAATCCTGATAGGGTATAGATTGGTGTGGAAGGTTGGAGAACCACTAGTAAGAGAACTAAATCAGAATAGGAGTTAGCTCAATCTTAGAAAATATTCAATCCGGAGACTGGAGAGTATGAAAATACTACTCCTGAGGATTATGCCCTATTTAGTAATCCTATAAAGTGGGTTAGCAACCTATTTAAAGATCCTCTAGTATTAGCGCAGTATGAAGAAGACGAAGTAGATGAATAGGGAAATAAACATAAAAAAGGAGAATATAAACTTAATCCTGAAGGAACCTATTATTACGAAAAGTTAAATGGACGTTCCCCATTGGGAAAGACAGTGTTATCTGCTGCTAACATTCTTACTAAAGAGGACTCTGCATTAAATAAAATAGACTTCTTTGATTCTGATGACTTAGAAAAGAGTACTGCAGGAGTAATTGCTAAAAATATAGCATTAATAGCACCTATGTTTACTCCTGCGGCTCCATATTATTATAAAGCCATAATAGCTAAAGAGTTAACTAAAACACTACCTATGTTACATAGCGTGGTGACTAACCTATTTGGTTCAGGAGATAATCAAACTCCTAAATGGATGAATAGAGCAGCAGCTGTAGGAGAATCATTATCTACTACTAACTCTGTATGGAGCAGTGAGCATACATTCTCATTTGAGAACCTGGCTAATTTGACTTCTGATATAGCTTTACAATGGGGATAGCAAAAACAAATAGCAAAGGCAGTAACTTGGTTTGGTGACAAGAAGGCTCTTAAGAAAGCAGAGGAACAAGCTTTTGAACTTTACAAATCTAAAGTTGGGGGAAGTTTAAAAGGATTAGAAGCTCCATCTGACGAATTATGGAAGTAGTCTACTCTTGGCCAATTATGTATGAAAAAATACTATGACCCAGTAGTAGAAACAATGAGAAAGAAACAAAGACTAGGGGCTGATTTAGCACTAGCCTATATGGCATTAATTTCTAATACAGATGTATATTCTGATATGTTAGAAAGAGGAGCTACAAAAAAGGAAGCTGCTTGGGTGGCTTTAGGTAGTACTGCTGCTATGTTTAGTGTAGATAGATTCGCACATCTGGGTGAAGTATTCTATGATGATCTTACTGCTGAATCTATTAAGTAGGGACGCTAGGCTGTAAAGAAAGAACTAAAGGATGCTCTCGATACTATATATAAACCCGGAACTAAGGATAGTCCTGGCAACTGGTACAAAAAAGGTGCGGCTTTTGGAAAGAGAGCTGCAGAAACATTTGTAGAAAATCTTAAAGACCACAATTTGGGTGGAGTAGGTAAAGCTCTTGGAGAAGGTTTAGAAGAGGTAAGTGAAGAATTAGTAACAGACTTAACTAAAGCTACGTATTCTCTACTTGGAGATTTAGGGATGTATGATAAGAGCGTTAAAGACACTGGAGCTTTTGAGAATATGTTAGAGAGATACTCAATGTCTCTACTTGGAGGTACTATTGGTGGAGGATTATTCTACGGAGTTGAGAAGTATAAGGGATTTAACAAAACTAGGGACAAAGACCTAGTAGACTTAATTAATGATGGAAGAGCTTAGGAGCTAAGAAATATAGTAAAAGGATATGTATCTAAAGGTCGTGCAGGTAATACCAAAATTTCTGGATTACAATACTCTCAAGATGATGCCGGAAATATTACTTGGTTAAGTACAGACAAAAGCGAAGAATCCTAGAACCAATAGGTAGGTAATAGGGTACTAGAGAAGATTAATTCTTTAGAGGCAGCCATAGTTGGAAGTGGTACAAAACTTAGTCAAGACCAACTGTTCGACAAGATGGTTCTACAAGAAGCAAGATACTAGGAGTATAAGAATGCTTCTCACGTGACTGGATATTATCAAGAGTTTAGAAAGTTACAGAATTAGTTGTTGCAAGCTAAGGATACTTATAATAAGGCTGCAGAGACTGCCGATGGAACTCTTGATGGAAGAATAACAGACTCTCCTACAGAAGCAGAAAAGTAGGATAAAATTAAGAATTTGTAGTAGTTTTAGACGTCGGTAGATAACATTCAGAAGAAAATGAATGATTTTCTATCTGGAGACACTTCTCTAGACTATACTAGAAAACTTAACTTTGCCTTAGACCCAGTTCTTAATTCTGCATTTTTGGGACTTGACAGAACTAAGTGGTTACTTAACAAAATAGACCCTACTTAGGAACTTACAATACAAGATTAGATAGATTTGAATAACTAGTGGAATGACCACGTTAAAGAGACTATGCTTAAAGACTTAGATAAAGCCTTTTTAGCATATAAGGCTTTAGAGAAGGTTGTATCTCCATAGATGTTAGCCCAGTAGGACTATGCTAATCAATATAAGAGCATTTTTAATGCGTTAAATTAGTTATATAATAAAGAAGATTTATCATTAGATAAATATATCAATGCCAAACCGTTCTATACGATGGATTCTAGATTAATCGACTAGAACGGAATAGAGGAATCTGAGGAAGAGTATAATACTAGAAACAATACAGCGACTCCTGATGATGTTCAAAAGTATTATCAAAGACAGCAAAGAGTATTTGATTTGAATAATTAGATACTAGCTGATTATATATAGCAGTTTGATGACATCTTAAGACCTATAAACTATTAGATTGATAGTTCCACAAATAGAACTATCATGCAAAACATTAGATATAGACTTAAGGATATTATCAAGAGAGAAATGCAATATCCGTTTGTTGATTAGGGTGGTAAGTTTGATGTTAATCCATATAGAACCATACTGCAAGATTTAAAAGATGATTTGTCAAATATCGATGATATACAGCAATAGCTATAGGATAAGCATTATACCATAGTAAAAGAATAGGCAAATAAAGTAATAACCCTATTAAATGATACTATTCCTCCCTTGGAAACTCTTATACCAATGAAAGACGCGGTATAGAGAGGAACTCTGAAAAATAAGATACTTAAACCTCTAAGAGAATCTAACCTAGAAAATAAGGACTAGATAATCGCAGCCATAGAAGAAGCAAAAAGAAAATATGACGAAGCAGATGAACAGGATTAGGAATTAGCAGCTATGGAACTCTATAACACTATTCCAATGCAATTCAAATCTAAAAGTCAAAATGCTTAGGTAATATTAAACGACTTTGCAAAATAGGTAGGAAAGGACTATGGAATAAAAGGTGATGGAGAGATAGGTGATAATATCACTATTGATGAATTAATAAAAGGTCTGGACACTCCAGATTCTGCCATCTATAAGTATTTTTCTGGAAAATCTTCAGCCTTACCAGAAGTACTAAGTGCAGCTCTTAAGTAGATTCCTATGAATTTTGGAAAGGATTCTAAACTTAAACTTCTTACTAACAACGCTAGTGACCCAAGAGACGTTGCTGGAGAACCAGTTAGAAGACAGATTTCTACATTAAATAGATATGTAAATAATCTGTCTAGTAGAATATAGAAGAACCCAGTATATTCATTCTATAATAAGTTATAGGTAAATTCACACAGTCCTTTAGAAAATATTCTATCTTCTATAACTAAGGAAATGTCTGATAATTAGGAAGAGGTATTCAACATGAATTATATACTTGACTAGGTGTATAAAGATTATATATCTTAGGATAAGTTAGATTCATTTGAGCTAAATGATACTCAGGCTAAACAGTTAAATAATGCATAGAAAGCTCTAGAATTACTTTCCGCATATGTATATTCTGCATCAGTATCCCCAGATGGGACTCATTATTTTGGTTAGAATAAGCAGATAAATGAGTTTGCCAATACGCATAGGGATGTTCTTACAAGAGAATGGGAACCTCTTCCAGAAATAAGTTAGGATTATGCCCAAGTATTATAGGATGAAGTAACTAACCTGAATACTGAAATAGAATTATGGAAGAGAATATCCGAGAATAATAGTATGAATAAGTTAAGACGTCTTGTTGATACGGAGAATGTTGTAAATAATCTAAGATATGAGATAGGTCGTGGACTATCTTTCTAGTTTACAGTAGGAGATAAGGAATATGATTTATCTGAAGGATTGGATTCTTTACCTCCTTTTGATGGAAACCCTGAGAATCAGCTCGGATAGCTATTCCAGTTTGAACAGACTCTTCATAATAACTTTAATAAGATATTAAAAGATACTGGATGGACTCCAGAGTAGTTCTTTGCTAACTCAGACTTTTGGAAAAGGTACTTAGGAAATTACACTGATTTAGAAAAACAATAGACCAGTAAGTTAAATGAAAATCTTACTGAATTTACTAAGTATGACAAGGCTTTGTATATTTTATCAGTCTTGTCTGATAATCCATCTAACTACTATAAATCTGTACAAAATTCTATCAAAGATAATGAGGATATTGCTCCTCTAACAGTACAATAGAATATTTCCAGACTTGGGGAAGCTGCTCATACTAAAGCATATAAGGCTGGGTTTAAAGCATTAGCTAAATTAGTTAATCCTAATAGCACAGTTACTCCAAATGTAGTTTATATAAATGGAGTAGCAGGAGCTGGAAAGACTGAGGTTGTACTAAAAAACATTAGATAGCGCTTCTATGAATAGCAAGCTTTGGTAATAGGTCCTACTACATCTTAGGCTATTAAGCTTCAAAATTCTCTTAATGAGGGAACCTCTTATACTATAGAAGGAGACGGAAATATATTTAGTAAGTTATTACCTAATTGGGATAAGATAAACGAAAGCTTTCAAAGAGCGGCCTCTGAAATAAACAAAAACGAAAAGAATACAGAATATAAGACTGAGACAGACTACTTTGTTATGCAAAGATGGGCTAAGAACGGAGCTACTGGGGTTAAAATAGACCTTAAAAGTGACAAAATAAAATTCAATCCTGATATAAAAGCTCCGCTTGTTTTCGTAGATGAAGCTGCCCATATGAATAGTCTATAGATAGCTTTGCTAGATGAGTATGCAGAAAGAGTTGGAGGAACGGTATTTTTGGCTAGCGATTCTAACCAGTCTGGATATTCAAACGGACAGATAGAAAATTTAACGACAAATGATATATTTGCTACCAGAACTTCTAAACTTCAAGAGTCTTTAAGAACTTCTAATATTCAGAAGCAAAGTAATAATAATAAAGTTTCTGCAATATTAGATACTGCAAATGATATTATAGAATCTGGAGATAACCAATTATGGCATGATTTTGAAGCCAAGCTTCCAAATCTTATCAGGAGGTTGAATTTAAGAGTCTATAATTAGTAGGATGATATAAATGGAGACTTAATCGGAGGAAACATAGACGAAGTAATAAAGATACTATAGGATAAACATAAAGATACTAGTATAGGATTCATAGGAGATGTTAACTCGTAGGCATATTAGAAGCTTAAATCTGCAGGATTTTCTAATTTAGGAGAACCTCTAACAGAGAAAATTGTTCCTGGTAAGAAATTTATGCAGGGTTAGGAATTCGATTATGTTATAGTAGATAATATAGACCTATCTGTAGACTTAGATGGACCAAATTCTTATGATAAGGTAACTTTCTTAAGAAGATTCTACACACTAATGTCTAGAGGAAAGACTGCTTCTATTTTCTTAGATAGAGGATTATCCAGACTTGTTGGAGCTAATACCTAGGATGATATAAAATCTATAGGATTTAGTTTAGCCAACCAAGTTTAGTTATTTAGGGATTAGTATTCTAAGGCTCTAGATAAGTTAGACTTATCATAGACTACTCAAGAAGAAACTCCAGAAGTGAAGGAAGAACCAGAAGTTAAGGAAGAGGGAGAAGAATTAGTAATATCTCCAACAGTTGAAAATACTCTAGAGTTTAATCCAGAAGCTTCTGAAGAGCAAGTGTAGCAACAGTTAGAATCTAATAAAACAGAAATATATAAGGATTTCGTAGAAAAGAATCCAGCTGAGCGCCAAGATATAGAAGTATCGGAATTATCGGATCTTCTGATAGAAGCTAATACAGTAGTACCAATTACAGGACTAAAAGAGACTCTTGTTAATCCTGATGGGACACAAAGAAAATATCCAGCATGGCTTCCGGGAGAAAAAACTTCTGTTAGAAGAAACATTAATGCTATATATGATGGAACTGAGCCAATCACCAAGAGAGTAGATAAACAGAGATATTAGGATATTATAACTAAAATTCAAAGTTCTGTCATATTTGGAGGTAATGTAACTGACCCAGCTATGACATCACTATTAGGATTTAGTGAGGCTTGGAAAAACAGAAAATTATAGTTAGAAGTCAGAAGAGCTACTGATTCTGACAACTTTGGAATAGGAACCGACTTGAAACCTACATACATAGATATAGACGGAGAACGTTATATTGTATCTATTACTTGTAGACTAGATGGTTTAAGTAGAACTATTTAGGATACTCCATTCTCAGCTGTATTTGATATATGCCTTCTTTCTGATTTTAATAACTTAAGAAAACCTGCTGTATAGTAGGCTATAAAGGATAAAATAAATCAGAGAATTAAGGATGGAAAAATCACTGGAGAGAATAAGATTAAGGCAGAAAGATTTAGAGATAACTTGAGCGAATCTGTTAAATAGTACGAAGGTTTTATTAGAAGAATAGTTTCTGAACATCCAGAAGGTCATGCTATAGAACTTACTCCTGATATGTACGAATCGCACTAGACTACTAGACTGGTCAAGAGAAAAGTTCCAAGAAGACTTGGTGGAACCTTAAGTATAGCAACTGTCGAGAACAACAGAGTGGACCAAGATGGAAACTATATATCTGATTATAATAATTTCATGGATACTGACAAGAGAAAAGTAGTTTCTCCGGTATATATTTTGGGAAATAAATCAGATGTACTGAAAGGAAAAGTATCAGAGTCTATTTTCGGTAAGGCTGTAGTATTTGCATCATCTAATACTAATCTTTCTCCAGAGGAGTTAGCCGATAGATATATAGAGCAGAAGAGAAATCCTGATGCACATACTCCAGAAGTCAGAATGATTGTTCTTAATAATCATGGTCTAAGTTTTACAGAACTTATTACTCATAGAATATAGAATCAATTAACTGGGGAAGGAGAAAAAGCTAAAAAGCCTTGGAGAATGGATACTCTAGGAGTTAGGATGTTTACTGCAATGTGGAATTTCAGAGCTAGTCTAGAAAATTTCATATCCCAACTAGATAAGTGGAAACAAGAGAATGGTTATGACAGCAGTAAGATACTAGATATTTCCAAAGTTGAATCTGAACTATTTAGTAGATATGGCAAGAATTGGATAACTTAGCTAAATGCTGGTAGTTAGGAGGTATAGAAGCTCCTAAACCTGTATAAAGTAACAGCAGCAGACTTGGAAAACTTAATAAAGTTTAACTAGGAATACTGCAAAGATATACCTACTTTTAGGCTAGGAATTGACCTAACCAACAAAAACATCGGCGGATATGTAAGGTCATTTGATGTTAGTAATTCTAGTGTATATGGAAAGAATGAGGCTAATATGTTAGCTATAGAAGAAGAATATGCACATAAGTACCATTCTATTCTATCGTCTATATTAGAACAGCTAACAGCTAATGAGCCTCCTGAAATATTTAGAAGGGCTGGATTAAACTTTAAACCTATGGCTACTAGACTGGCTAAGGCTGATGGTTCTAACTATGCTACGAATGAATATATAGGAAAGAACGAACAAAAAAGAAATCTTTCCGGACTTATTCATACAAATAATAAGAACATAGTAATTGGAGAAACAGACGAAAATGGAAATGTTATATCAACGTCTACTATTCCTGCAGAATCAATGTTTAGCTTCTTCCCCAAGGCTGTCTCAGCTATTGCTACTAAATCAAGGATATATCAAACCAATAGTAAGGCTAATGGGTTGATTAGTATTACTACTATTGACACAAAGAATAATACTGATAAGTTTGATTTCGATATTTCAGCGCTATTTGGAGATGGAATGTTGGAGAGAAGGGGTAATGATAATACATTATTTAATATGTTTAATCTTATCTTTCATGGTACTGTATAGAGCTTAGAGGAGCCCCATGCCTATACTGAGGAAGCTCCGTTTAAGTATGGAATATTTGTGGACCCAGATTTAGAAACTAGTCAGGATTATAAGCAAATAAACGTTAGAGGACAAAATGGATAGGATTATGCATTCCTAAAATGTGGAACTAATCCTATATACTTTGACGTTGACGTTGATGTTATATCTGGAGGTATTGCTCTTAACCTTTCTAAATTATTAGAGGGAGGAAAGAGATAGCTAAAAGAAGAAACCAAGGTAGAAAACCCAGTGGAATAGTATGTAGGTTATTCCTCTAAGATAGTAGATGAGTAGGATAGAACTAGATTCCAGAACTTCCTTCTTAATGAAGGAAAAGAGGACAATGAACAAAGCTATATGGAATATATTACTATATAGAACAACAGAAAATTGATTAATTTCTTTAGAAACGGATCATCTGTTGATAACATAGTAGAGCTTATTAATATGTAGCTAGGATAGCCTACCATAAAAGATGTAAAGTATGAAAATGGAAAAATAATATATACTGACGTAAACGATGGCACTGGAGAGTTGAGTTTGGACACTGAGGATATGTATATCTCTATGACACCAAATAAAACTAATTCAGTTGAAGAGATTACTGGACAGTCGTTTGATTCTATGGTTGTTGACCCAACAGGAATGGATATAATGACACATCAGGACTTCCTAAATTAGCTAGAGGAAACGTTCTAGGATGATAGCGATGTGCAAATGTTATCAAACTCTTCAAATGTAGAAAGCTATCTAGAATTGTTAGTAAGTATGAAAGATACTTTGAATAATAAAATAGAACAACTAGAAGATTCAGATTTAAAATGGAATTTATCTGATTACTTATTGTATGTAGATACTTCATGTTTTTAAAAAATAAATGACTATGGCAGCTTGTAATGTTAAGTACGACAAAAAAAGTTATTAGCAACTAGCCTCAGATTTAAAGTTATTGTATAATCAAATTAATAGACCTGGAATAGAGGACAGAATTATTAAAACTTTGGAATTTAAGTATAAATCCAAAGATGGTTAGGATAAAAGATTACTTCTAACAGATTCTGAAAACTTGGATGAAACTTCTAGAGAGTTTATTGATGATGTAAACAATATAGTATGTGGGCTAGCTAATGCTTCTTTAGACAAATTACCAGAAAAAGCCATGAAGTTTAGAAATATTGTGTTGTCAACCTTCTTCGACATGAATAGTGTCGGAGAAGTGACAACTCAGATTTCTGAGGCTGAAAAGGAAATGGAAACTGATGAGAGTCAAGAAGCAAGAAAATTATAGAAAGTAGAAGACACTTTATTAGAAATATATGGACCGATAAATACTGGTCTTATTCAGGAAGTAACTGACAGCTTTGGAAGAGAACTTAAATAGAAGTTAATATATAATAACTACCTGAAAACTAAGTACGAGTTGACCTCTGATGAAGTCAACAAAAGAATCGTGGACTATAAGGAAGGGAAATTTGAGAGCATTCTTGGTCATCTAAAGGAATAGTTCCCAAATGATTCTACTTTGCAATCCATTACAAGTATGTATAGCAACGGAATGTTAAATTCTAGTCAGTACTACTATGTTATAGATACTTTTAGAAAATATGTATTGCAAGACCCTGATAGAAATACAAAGTTTAACCAATAGTTAGAGGATAAAATCCTACAGAAAAATAAAGTATAGCAAGAATATCTCTATAGACAACTAATTAAGACTATACTAAATAACCCTAAGCTTAATACATGGTTTAATAACAAGTACAATACTAATTATACGAACTCGGAAGCAAAGACTTAGCTGTTTATGGCTAACAGATTCTCTAATTACTATCTAGAAATTAAGGATAAACTTCTGAAAGAAATTGAGAGAGGTGCAGAGTTTAAGGATGAAGTATTGCCTATTATTCAGGAGATAGAAAATCCTAAGGATGATTTATTAAACTATGTAAATGATTATATAGTTCTTACGCAGTTCGATGATTTATTGGCTTAGAAACTAGGAAGTAGTATTGGTATAGAAAGAGGCTTCTTGAATAATGTAGAACCATAGAGATAGAACGCTAAGAAATATGCACTGAGAGAATCTCATGCGCATCAAAAGGCAGGATGGGAAACTGCTAATAATGAGGGAAGTGAAGCTCATACTAGTACTGGAGTAAAGGATATGTTGGACACTATATTTGTTTATAAATATAATGAGTCTCATCAATTGCTTCCCCAGACGTTAAATATGACATCATTGATGTAGGCATGGCAATCCTTGTTATCTGACGTATTGAATAATAATATCAATTTCGATACAAGTAACAGTGAAGCTGTTGTAGGAGTGCTGAAAGATTTAATTAATACATAGAATGTTAATGTTTTAGACAATATTGTAGATATTCTAGAAATATTATTTAAACCATAGGCTATTCAAAATTCTAGAGGTAGAATGATAGATTTTATGCGCAATGAGAACCTGTTCTCAGAATAGCATAAGAATATACTATATTCATTCTATAATGAAATTTTGAATAAAGATAATCCTAACTCAAATATATCTATAGAATTAGGAAGAGTAAATGACAACCTAAAATATGGAACTAAATTCTTAGAGACTGTTTCAGATTTATGTGCCATTATCTATAGAAATGTAAACAACAATTACATTGATTGCAATCTACAATCATCGAAATCTTTATTTGCTGTAAAGAAGAAATTTAATTGGGATGCTGACTTATTTGATTCTGTCGAAAGAATTACTTTTAGAAGTAAGACCAGATAGATAAATAAACTTGGTGAAGATAGATTGTCTAAATATAACTATACTTCTGTGCCAGATTAGACTGGTAAGTTTATATCTAAGGTTGAACTTCCTGGAAAGGAAGGAACATTATATACATTTGGATTTAGATATAATCAAGGGGCTTCTAATATGGAGGGACTGTTCTCTACTATGGACAACTTAGAGCTAGAGAACTCTACGGTGAGCATAAATGGAAAAGAGGTTCCAATGTTAGATATATTAGCCGGCATAAACCTTAGAGACTTTAGTAATAAAGTTCTTCAAAATAAAGAATTACTAAATGAGTACGAAACAGTTCTAAATAATCTATTAGAAATGTTTGATTATTATTTAGATACTAATTTCCTATCTGATAAAGGACTAGAAGCGTTATAGGGATATAAAGACAAGTATACTTATGACCCAAAAAATAACTTATTTTCTAAGAATTATCTTAATCACTTCCTAAAGTTAGCAATTAGAACTGCTGACATTGATAACTAGGTAAAACTCGCTGGGGATTAGGATATGAAATAGTTTTTGATGGAAAACTCTAAATATACAAGTTTGTTTAATAGAGAGTCTAAAAAGCCATCCTCTAACGTTTTTGACATCCAGGCTAATAGAGTTTATTTTAAACCTGTAACTACTAGTGATAAAGCACTTAGCGACTTAGCTAAAAGCTTTGTGGAAGCATCTGGTAGGTCTGTACGCTCTACATCTTTAAATAAGGCTGGTTCAAGTGTCTCTAACTATAGTATATCAAGATTAGGCTCTGAATTAAATAGACGCTTGCATAAATAGCGCCAAGAGGGAGGACCAGCAAACTCTTTATTATTTGTATAGAATCCTAATGCTATAGATATAGACCCAGTAATTGATGGGGAAATAACTACACCCATCGGCGATGTTAAAGCTGTTAGAGATATGTCCTCTTCAGAGTTATTTCAACACGCAATCCTAGATAAGTTCTATAGTTCCTTCTTGAAGACTGGAAGAATATGTTTCCAACCTACTGTATACTCTGATAAGACCAACTTCTTGAATTATATGTCTAATCTATCTATGTTTAGTGATAATATAATGGATTTAATGTCTGACAAGAGTCAAGAATTTGTTGATTTATATAGAAATACTTTCTTCTCTGCCCACAATCAAATTCAAGCTAACGTAGTAACAAAAATGGAAAAACTAATGTCATTTTTGACTACTGAATATGGAGCACAGTTCAGAAAGGAAGGAGATGTATTTACGTCTAACAGACTAGATAATGTTAGAACGTTCCTAAGAAATAGAACTGAGAGTGATTTAATTTCTCTTGTCTTTAGTTATAACCAACACAATCTTGAGAAGATAGAGTTAGAGAAAGACAAGGATTACAGAAATAGAAAGAAATTCTGCGACCTTAATGAAATAACAGATTTTTATGCTAAACTATATAATGAGCCAGTTCGTCTAAAGAAATTTCTAAAACAACAGTAGGAACTGTTCCTAGAAAACCTTAGAGAATATGGTGTTAATTTCCGATTGTTTGATTCAACTTAGGAATTGAACTCTTGGATTAATAATAAATTAAATGAGAAGGCTGCTACTTAGACAGTTAGATTATTGTCTGACACTAAACTGCTTCAAGTAAAAGATAGACAAGCTTTTGCTGACAAGTGGATTGATAAAGAAACGGGAGAATTGCTACTATAGAAAGATTCAGAAATGAATCCATTCTTGGAAAAATTCTTCTATATAGAGGGTTTATTTAGTAATAACCTAAGACTAAGTTTATCTGGGACGGAAATAAATCATCCAGATAAGGCAAAGGGGACATTATTTAATAAAATAGTTTCTGCTGTTAATGACATAAAAGGAGCAATTGGAAATCCGATAAAAACTAATGTAGCTAGAAAGGCTTTAGAAAATATACTAAATAATAACAAAATAAGCTTTAGTTCTCTTGATAATTTTATCGAAGAGTTTTCTTCAATGAGAGCTATAAATGATTTAGATGGAAAGCCTAATATGTAGGATATATATGATAAAACTATCATAGAAATTATAAATACTGCATAGGGAACTCAATTTAAACGTAATGTTATTATTCCAGCTACTTTGTAGCATCCTCTTACTGGTTTAATAAATGGTGTTGCTAGTAAGGTTAATGCTGCTGTTGCATATGATATGTCAGCACCGGTCAATAACCTAAGAGAATCTGATGAAATAGATTCTTAGGATGGTAGTTCAACTATGTCTCCTATTCAAGTTATTTTGGAAAATAATTCTTTGGGAGATTAGAGAGTTGGAACAAACAGAAAGCCTATATGGGACGATTAGACTGGAGACTTAACGTCATTTCTGGCTAAGTTTGCATCATTTGGATAGACTAATGTGATGATGTTACAATCATTATAGTCTAATTCAGCTTAGTATAATATGTTCAAGAAAATGCATAATATACGTTGGAATGGAGCTATAGATTTGACTAAGAACATTAATCAATTCCAGTAGACAGCATATGACTAGGAAGAAGTTTCTAGATGGTTTAGAGAAGCAATTTTAGGAGGAGAAAAATTATTCTATAAGAACCAGCTTGGAGAAATAGTCTAGGTAACTGACTTTGGAAAAGACAATTCTGGATATTTTACCGTAGAGACTATTCTAGGAAAAGGCTCTAATAAGGTATATCATTACTTTAGTGATGATACATCTGAGCATAGTACAGTTGGTGGATAGGGATTCCATACAATAGACAGTCTTTATGAATTGTTTGTTGCTCTTGGAGGTATTAATTGTACTAACGCTAAGGGAGTAACTTCCGAATTTAGTAATTAGGTTTTAACTAACTTTGTAATTAATGTTGGATATAAGGTTAACCCGAAAGTAACTTCTATAAACGATATAGTCCAACCACTTAAAGATAAGTTTGTAGCATATGTATTTAATAACTCTGCAGTAAAGAACGGTGCTAAGAACATAAACAGTAAAGATGTGTGGACTAATAATGCTCCTCTTAATACTTTCTAGTTAAATATATAGGGATTAGGTATTCAGCTTAATGCTGACCATGATGTAGTTGACTCAGAATTAACAGAGTTCTCTCAGGTAGTTGCGGCTTGTGCGGCATATGGAAAGGATTATAAGTCTGTAAATGAGATTTACTGCGGATTGGCTGAATCAGCATTCTAGGCTTCTGAGTAGGAATTAACTAATATACAAAGATACTTCAAAGATTACGCTGAGGACCCAAGTAAAGCTAAATACTAGTTGTATAAGATAGTTGGAAAACTTATAGTATAGTCCAAGAGTAATAGTGATATGGATTTAACTGAAAAGTTAAAATAGGAAATAAACAAGGAATTTAAGGTTAACAAAGATAACTCATCTTCTGGTTTAAAGATTCCTTTTAGCGATCCTAGTATCTATACACAATTTATTACTAATATTACTTCTGTAATTAATTCCAAGTCTATTAAGCGTAAACACCCTGGGTCTGGATATGTTATGGCGCCAGGCTATAATGTAGTTCAATACTTTCAATGGTTTGACCCAAAAACTAAAACATATAGGAAGTATCTTTTTGAGGATGTTTTAAAGAGAGCTAGAAACGACTTTAAAGGAAAATTAAGAAGTGAGTTAGAAGCATGGTGTGCCAAAAATGGGGTTGACCCAAACAAATATGGAGAACGTAAAAGAAGAATTTCAAGTTTTGACCTAGCTACACTAATTTAGGAGTCTTCTGATAAGATAGACACTTCTCTTATTCCTTATTTAGGTATAACATCTTAGGACACGACTGAGTATAATAGACAGCTTGTAAATATGTTTCTAGCTTCTAAACAAGAGGCAGAGCAAGTAAAGGATAAGTCTTGGTTTATGCCTACTGATATTGTTAATATTATCAAAAATGATGGAACTGTAATATCTCACGATTTATCTGATATGGCTGATTTCTACAAATTCAAAAATGGAATATTTGACATAGAGGACGAATATAATGTAAAAATTAATCAAAAGGGCAACAAGTTTACTATTACATTAAATGAAGATGAAAATTCATCATTTGTTATTGAGAAAGAGATAGATTCAGATAAATGGAACATTCATTTTAAGACAGGAGGAAGAGATTCTAATCTATAGAGAAGAACTCCGTGGATGGGAGCTAAAGAAGATTAGAAAATTAGACTATTCAATGCTGCTCTATAGGTTTTACCTGACGGAGCTATTCTGCGTTTGTCTCCAACTACTCAGGAATAGTTAGATACAAGAATAGGAGGCTTGACTAAGGGAAGTGTCGTAGGGTATTAGAGCATAATAGAAAACGAACAAAGGCACTCTGGAGTTAATTTAGAAGTTGTTTCTGAACCTTATACTGTCTCATATTTTGATAAAGATAACCAAGTAAAATCTACTTAGGTTAGAGAGTATAAGAAAATCTCTAATACTAGTAAACATACTTACAAATTAAACATAACAAAGCCTAATAATCTTAAACCATCTCTTCTTAGATGGCAATATGTAGACCCAGCTGATGGTATCACCAAGTACATGACTATATATGACCATCCGATTATTAGAGGTTCTTGGAACTTACCAAAATCTGAAAGACCAAAACAAACTTAGATATAGTAGGTTTTAGACTTACTAGATGAAGGAAAGTTTGAATTGAATGGATAGATATTAGATATAGTTCCAGGAAGTCTTGAAAATACAGAAGCTGAAATAGTTCTTGGTAATATGTACAAGGACATCTTTCAAACTGGAGATGCTACATTAGCAGATATTATGGACTAGGGAGAGAATTTCTTCAGAAAACAGACTGAGGTTCCAAAGATTCCCGCTGGATTTTATAATCTTGCATTTGTTAAGAATAATGGTCAACATACTTTAGTTTCGTTTAGTAATCTAATAGAAACTCTTAATATATACGAAGACCCGTTTGATTATACTTAGGAGTATATAAACGATAATAACGAAATTTATACTCACTAGGATGGGATAAAGATTGGAAAATATATACAATCTTCTTGGAAATATTCAGATGGTAAGGTTTTAGACTAGAATAATCAAGAGATAGACAAGTCTCGCTATAGACTTATTCAAGATGAGAATGGAAACGTGGAGAATGTATTGTAGAGAATAGATTATGTCAAAAGATACAAATATACTAAATCGGAATTAGTTAATGGAGAGTAGTAGTTAATTAACTATACTTTATACAAGATAGCCCCCGTTTAGGACATAAGAAATGCTTTAGACAAAAAAAGCAAAGACTAGGATGTATTAAATTCAGATGCTTTCCACCAAATCTCTTCTATACTTAATAACATTTATTCTCAGGATAAGTATATAGACATATAGGTTAATACTGGTGTAGAACTAAACCCAGATCTTAGGAGAACCATCGCCAATAGTCTTGTAGACTTCGGAAACGATACAAAATATGATAAGGAATCTAATAAAAGAGTCTTAATGACTCCAGAGGAAATTTAGAAACTTCCAAGATTCTAGTAGCATATGATTGAGTTACGAAATGCTCTAATTGGAAATAATTTCTAGGAATAGTACAGGTAGATAAGAACGTCTTACTATGAATATCTCCAGTAGTACAAGAAGCAATATTCATCGTTCTTAACATCTCTTCATTTCATCTCTTCTCGTATCCCAGCACAGTCATTGCAATCATTCATGCCCATGACTTGTGTAGGATGGACTGCTGATACCTCTAATACTGCTTATGTTTCCTATATTTAGACATATTTGTAGGGTTCTGACTACGATATTGATAAAGCTTATGTTATGGGACAATCGTTTAGTGATGATGCTATGTATATAGGCTGGAGTCCATTATTCAATTATTCTTCTGAGCAAATGGTTGATGCTAGTAAAACTCTTCCATTACCAAGAGGAAATAAATTAATTGTGGTGGAAGGAGAGCAATATTCTATAGAAAACGAACTTAATAGTATATTATCTTCATCTGGTCCAGAAAGACTTAGAAAAATGGCTAACTTGATATATAAGATAGACAATAATAATGGAAGATATAATTACATAGTTGGAGAGAATGCTGATTAGAAGTAGAAGATTATAGAGCAGATTCAGAAACATGAAAACTATAAAGTAAGCTATAGATAGAGAGAGTAGGCATACAAAAATGTAGCCAGTGCTAATATTAGAAATGTTGTTCATAACATTAGAAATAGAGACTAGGCATATTCTCCTATTACAATGAGGGACTTGCAGAAAGAGGCTGACAAATCTCCAAAGGGAGCTAAAACTAAGTAGTTAAATATGATGAATCCGCTTACCAAATACGTAATGCAAAACCAGAACTTAGTTGGTAAAAACGTAATTGGTATAGCCGCTAATGGTGAAAAAGACTGGTTTAACCTTACTTACTACTATCATAATGTATTAAGAAATGGAAATCAGAAAGATAGATTCTTCCTAAAGATGAGTCACTCATACAGTAGATTATCTGGGCGTGCTACTGACCAACTAATGAACGTGGTTGTAAAACACATTCCAGACTTGTGGAATGCTTCCCCAGAATTGTCTTAGAAAATTAAGGAAGAATTTTATGCTACATATGATGGTTAGATAGACATGGATGATAAATATGTAGACTAGTTAATTTCTCAGATTCTTTCAGCAGCAACCGATAATGCTAAAGAGTTAATTCTAGCTAAAATTAATGCCGGTACTAACTTGGCTAAATATCATCTACACCTAGTTATGATGGGATTCAATCTTAAGGATATTGTAGCATTTATGACTAGTCCTGTAGTGGAGTTGATAGATAAGTATAGTAGAAACGATTTATATAAAAATCAAACAAGTTCTGTAACTAATGCCATTAAGACTCTGAATGGAGACATAGACTTATCTAAATTAATAGTTAATCCATAGGATAACCTTTCTCCAGAAGAAAGAATAGAAGCTATGGAATCTTAGATGGAAGCTGAGGCAGATATGATGATGGAATTAATGGCAGAAGGTCGCACTCCGAGAAGAGTAAATAATGAGTATTCTTGGGTAATTAAAGAACTTGGTTCTATGTATAAGACAGCATAGGCTAGGTCTCTTAAAGATTTTGTATAGAAATATATTAAAGCTAAGACTGAACCCTTATCTGCCAATAGTCCAGAATTTATGGTAGCCTTGTCAAACTATGAGTTGCCAGTAACTTCTAATATGAATACTAATTATGTGTTTAGATACATAGATTAGATTGTAAATGATATAAGATCTCAAATAGAAGACTATAACAGGATTCATCCGAATAGTAACTATTCTATGTTGGACTTTAAGCTCGACTTGAATGAATTTTAGAGAATAACAGATGAAGCGAACGAGACTTCTACATTGGCTTCTGTGTGGTTGAAACTGAATTAGGGTATTCCACAAACAGATATGGACTTGATTAAACTAATCAAGAGGATGTATGCCACTGTATCTACTAGAGAAAGAAGAATGGGTATAAAGAAACCTGTAGATTCTAACAAGTAGAAATTTGTTAATTTGTCCGATGAAGAAGATATAGTTACTGGAAATTCTGGTACCAAATAGGAACTTTTACAGTATCTAGAAAAATATTCTATGTTGCCAACTGTTCCAGAAGCCTCTAAGAATAAGACAGAAAGTGGTCTAATAAAAACTATAAAGAGTATCTAGGGAAACAACCCAGAGTTATCTCTTGCCGAAATAGTTTCAATATTAGAGGATGCAGTTAGGACAGACTTGTATGGAAATTTTGATTTATATAAATTCTTGAATGATGAGAAAGTAGTACTTCCCCAAAGTTCTAGAACCATCTATAACACTAGATAGGGAGACCTTGTTTCATATAGGGAGCTTGCTGCTACATATTATAACTTAATTAAATCTAGTTGGAATATTCTTGATATGGTCAATCGTATTCCACACTACAAAATGAACCTAGATTTATTAAATTATACTCTATAGCAAAGACATCTATTTGCAAATAAGTCTAAAATAGTAGACTAGTTAATTTCTTTAGGAGAACTATCTTATAGTGCTCTATCTGACAGAGATTATAAAAACATCATACAGTATGCTGATAAGATATTGATAACATCATATTTCTTATCTAAAGAAGAACCTATAGATATATCTAAAGTGGATGATACGAAAGTATACGATTCTAATTATGACTTAGTTAGGTCAGATGAATTATATCTAAATTCTCTTAATGGAATTGACTCACTAAAGAACTTTGTAGAAAATAATTTCTTTGAGTGGTTGAAGAATACTTACCCAGATAATTTCCTGGTTAAAGAATTAGTATAGAGTTCTAATAGGGGAAAGAGTATGTTAAGAACAGCCCTTAATCTATTTGAAATTGACTAGAGTCTGACCAACAAGTAGACCTATAATAGATACCTAATAGGTATTCAAGAGTTGGCTAATGAAAAATTTGATTAGAATCACTCAGTAGCTGACATACTGATGCTATATAACCTGGCAGTGAATGGAACCAGATTGGGAGGAAAATACATGACTGGTATATTTAGAGATTAGGTCAGAGAAGGTAATGTTCTGTATGATTATTATAAATTCATGTCTGAACAAGATTATAATGATGACTTTAAATATATTATGCCAACTAAGAGAGATTTCTTAATTGCTATGGCCCCTACTGTATATTCTACTTATGCATTAAATTATAGGACAGAGCCTTACGTTAAAGTTCTTAATCCAGCTCATGGATATGACGTGTATAAAAGATACTATGATAAGTCTGATTATACTTGGAAGTATGACATGAGTAAACCAGAATCCCTATTATAGTTAGACCATCTAGGTTTAACGTAGGGGGAGATAGATGAAAGAACTTATAATTACGCACAGAACTCTCTGGTAATGTTCCCAGAACTTCATAAGAGATTAAGAGAAAATTCTATATTCTCTGGAAACGGAGAAACGAATATGAAAGACAAGGTGTTATAGTTAGCACAATATATTAGATAGAACAGGTTGCTTATTTACAAACTATGTTAATATGGAATGTGATGTAATTCTTGAGATAGGAGGGAAAAGTAATTTTAAAATTGATAGAGAGTCTAGTGAAAAGGAGCTAGACTCTCTTCAAGATATCGTGGAGTACTTAGACACCCTTCCTGAACATAAAATAAAACAGTTGATTTACGACTTGTAGACATCCTCTACAAGAGTGAAAAACTCTCAAAAATACTTCTTGGACAAACAGCTAATAGGGAACTGTTCTTTCGAGAATTTGAAACTTCGTTATCCAGAGGAAACGGAATTGATTAAAGATATTGAGAAACCCTATATAATTACTCTAGTAGATAAAGCATATTCTAACGGAGATATGCTTAAAGGAAGGGTTGTAGTGAACGGAGTAGTTAGTTATATATTTAGAAATAAGTTTGATGTTCAGAATTTTGCCGAAACAGAACATAAGAAACATCTTGCCGAACAAATTATAGCTGACAATGATATTACTGATTAGTATCTATCAGAAAAGTATAAGGATAAACTGAATATTATTAAGGATAACTATAAGAAGAACTTAGAGAGAATTACTAAGGAAGTAGACCCTACTCCATCTGAGTAGTTTACCATTAAACATCTTATTTTAGATTATCTTAATAATAGTAGTGACTATACCAAGCTGATAAAGGTAGGAGACTAGATTATTGATTCTGGTTCTGTATTGAATGATTTCTGTAGAGAACTTAATAAGTAGTAGGTAATAAATGAGGATTCTGAATCCGACTTAGCTAGATACTTAAGAAGACTACACTGGAAAAGAGAGTCGTTTGGAAAATCTGAATTATATAAAGGGTTAGTTACTTACATTCCAGAATTTTCGCAAGAAGTTAGTGAGTAGTAGTTCATAAATCTAGATTAGGATGGAATGGAAAGTTTACTTCAAAAATACTTTAAGAATGATATTATTCTATCTAACTATCATGTAGAATCAGTTGGCAAATCTGTCCCTCAAACTATAAGACTTACCAAGTCTTAGGTAAAAAAATTGTTTGAAAATACTTTAGCTCTTAAGAATACGGAGAGAAAGGCTTTAGGAGAATTGGAATTATCTAACAGTTATGAGGACAATATATCATCCTTAGAGGACGCACAAGCCTTTTTTCAAGGTCACTTAAATATGGACATAGACGGAGAGATATATACTCTAAATATTTCTAAAGATAAGGACTAGATAGTGTACAGTTATAGAGGTAAGAAGCTCACAAACGATGATAAGGTTAAGTTAAAAAGGAAAGGAAGAGTTTTAAAAGATGAATTTAATTTTGGATACGACACAATGAATATATTTACTCCAGTAAATGAGGATGGAGTAAATAACGGATACTACAAAGGGTACTATATATATAATCATCTAAACGAGGCTGGGGATAATATATTTATAGTAAGTAACAGTGTTATTAGTCCAAATCTATATGACCCTGCAAAGTTTAAATCATTGAAGGATGCTAAGTTAGCAGTAGAAGGATTTAACCGCTCAGCTAATGTATCAAAACAAACTAAAGTGGGATTAAAGCAAATATTAGGAAGTTCTGATGGAAAAAGATATGTTAACCTAGAATTTCCGACTAATGTTGGCTAGACCATAAACTCTATAGCCTATCCAATAGGCCCAAAAACTAAATTATTTGCTCAGGAGCATAACTTAATTACCACAAAGAAGCCCTCAGAAATCCAAGCCTTTTATAAATAGAGAGGTATAGATATTTCATCGTTAGACCTTCCTGAAAAAATAGGAATCTTTCTATATGCAATGACAGAAAATGGATATTCTATCAATGCTATGTAGGGAAAGACCTTAGAAGATTCTGACTATGCCAATATAAGAAAAATCATATTTGATATAAATAATGCTCCAATTAAATAGTATCTAGTAGAAAGAAGTAATAAGAATGGTGAGGGTAATTATACAACCTATATAAAATCCTTATCTGATTCTGGAATCATTATAAATTCTACTGGAGTAGACTTGGCAGGAAATCCTCCGACGTAGAGTCTTACGAGTACACTATTTAATTTAAAAGATACTCTTGAGAACACACTTTTCAAAGATACTCCAATTAAGATAGTTATTACAGATAATGAATAGCTAGCGCAACTTCAGGACTAGAACGGAAATAGAATATTCCACGATGGTACTGATGGGGTGAGGGCTTTTATCTATGACAATAATCTCTACATAAATCAGAGTAATGCTAGTATTAATGACCTTCTTCATGAAACTTTCCATATTGTACTAGGAGCCATAAAAGCTCAGGATATGAATGAAGGTACTAGAAATTATGAAAACATTTTGAATTTCTATGATAAAAAAGTATCTTAGATGACTAAGAATAGAGTTAATGACCTCTATAGAAACTTAGCATATATAGATAGAATGGAAGAGGGTGTCGTTAGACACTTAGCTAGATAGGTTGAAAATGGTGATGTGTTTTACTATAGTGATAGAACTAATGAAGCGATTGATTTGTTTAGATAGCAATTTCTAAACATAAGACAAAATATTAGAAAAAATATTAAACTTGATTTGGATTCCGATTTGGGTTTCCAGTCAAGCATAAATACTCTAGTATCATCATAGGTAGGACAAATGTAGAAAAACCGTATCATTTCAAACCTTATAGAGAAAGGAATTGAGAAAGGTTTAATATTAGAAAACTGTAAATGAAAGATTGTAATTACACATTAGTTGGAAAAAGGCAGTATAACCACTCTTATGACGAATTAATCAAAATCTTGAAAAGAAGTCCGCAGCTTGCATATGACATTCTTTATTCTAAAGATTATAATCGTTAGACAAGAGTGGTTGACAAACTGTCAGAATTAAAGGAATAGGGGAAACGCAAGTTTAGAAAGGAATTTTCTGACAGGGTAGATGTTATAAATGGATGTGCAGAAATAAACGCATCTGGATATACAACTCAATCATTTATTGATTCTGGGTTATATGTTGACCAGTATGGAAAACAAATAATGCCGGTTTTATAGGTAGATGATTATATTGAAAGAATGAAATCTCTATACGAATAGAAGGGATTAACTAAAGATTAGGTCGATTAGCATATCTCTATTTTAAAAAATAGCTGGAAAAGAATAGCAGAAGATGGTAGAGATTTACATAAAATTATCTTGAAGCAAGGTAAGGAAACCTCTTACTCCTAGACTGAGGATAATACTAAGGGTACCTCATTTGAGCACCTAAGTGACGTTATACACGACTAGGTTTATGATGATATATTTAGTTAGGTATACTTAGGAAACGGAAAAGAATCTAGAGAACTTGGGGATGACTCTTCTCCAGTTATTCTCAAGAATCTAAATCTCTCTGCCAAATTAATAGGAAGAGACGAAACTATTACTGGACATATTGATTATATTGTAGTTAAACCAAATGGTTCTGTAGAAGTATTCAACATAAAAAGTTCACACGAATCTCCCGCATTTTGGGATTAGGCGAAGAAAGAAAAATATAGAAATGAGTTTGCTTTATTATCTAGAATACTTTAGTATAATGGAATTAATACTAACGACATTAGATTTAATGTTATTCCAGTGACACTTGGATATGATGATTAGTTTCAGAATATAAAAGAGATTACTGTTAATAGAGCAGAGTGCTATAGTCATAATAGAGGTGCATTTATAATGCAAGAATCTATGAAATTAGCTCAAAGGTTCATAGCATCTAATGCAGAAACTATTACAATAAACGACTCTTCAATAGATACCGTAAATAAGCAATTAAGTGCAGTATTTCCAAAAAGAGATATAAAAGCTGATGGAATAACATCTACTATTGAAGAATATATTGATAAAAACTGGACATATTGGACTCAAGGAGAGCAGCCAGATACTGGTTGGAACCTCACTATAGATGGAGTGATCTATCATGTAAATAGTTCTGAAGTTAAGAGTAAGAATAAGGAAGTAATAGAAATCATTAAGCAAAACCAGGATAAACTTCTAAATGTAGATAATGGAAAACTGAGTGCTAGAGGTATAGTGAATTAGATAGGAGAATTTAGAAGATTCGGTTTTCCAAAATTTGACAATGACTATTTAGATTAGCTGTTTAGTCCATACTTTGAACATTCTGTTGTGAAGGTAAATGGAAAAGATAAATACAATTATCTGTGGGAAGTAGTTAAAAATGATACACTAGATAATTGCAATATCATTATGTTCAAAAATACTCTTACTGGATAGGTCAACGTAGTTACTCTTTCTGGTTTAAACTTAGACTAGAAACACTCTTTTGAGGGTAGAGATAATATATTAGGTTTCCATTTAAACGATTTATAGGCTACTGATAATCAAGGTAGAGAATTGATGAAAGCCACATACGGAAATATAGAGACGATGAGAACAATGTTCTTGTTGAACGAGATAATACCGCAATTAGGTTCTGATATTAAGTTGGGGGACTTAATAGTAGTTGGTGGGCTGGGTGGAAAAATATAGAGTCAATAGTATCCAATACAGTTAGTTGTCTCAAATTTCGTTAAAGCTCAGGAAGTTTTGAATAAGAAAGAACCAAATCTTAAAATTAACAATAACTTTTCTACTGTGGAGCATATCTCTCCAGTATCATTATTGATAAATGAATTTTGGGATATTTTACATGAATCTCCCAATCTAGGAAAAACAGATTTCAATTCTTTAAAGGAATTAATTTCTGGGTCTGATACGGACGGATTGTAGCATCTATTAAATGGAACTACAATAGATTCTTTGGCATCTGCTGAAACTACTGAAATATAGATTTAGAGACTAGAGGAATTGATTAAGAAGTTAAATACTATCATGTCTAATTAGCATATGTCTGTATCTCCTGATACTATCATAAAGTATGCTACTGGAAAAGCTAAACTAGCCAATCCAGAAAGGAATGAACTAGTTACTGGATGTTGTAAACTGTTACTTAATGCTTCTATAGCTTTAGATAGATTGTCTGGAGTTATCAGAATATCAGAGGGTGATTTATCAGAGACGGAACGATTACTTGCAAGACCTCAAAATATATCCAATTCATAGGTTAGAATTATTAGTAAACTATTGCAAGATGCTATCCACAATATTTCTAATAAACTAGAACCTCAAATATCAGACTTTAATTTAGCCTGTCTAGAATATTACAAAGCTAAGGGATACGGGAAAACTCGAAATGCTTTGATAGGAGATTAGGTTAAAGTTTTTAGACACTTGTATAAAGAAAAGGATGGAGAGTTATTCTTCAAGAATCCATATGATAATTCTGAAGATTTGGATGAGGATGATAGAAAGTTCCTAAAGAAAGCATTATTTGAAATAAATAAACTAAGATTTAAGGATAATAACTTTTCATATAAATCTGAAGATGATAAATCTCTATTATCGTTTATAAAAAATAATCCCCAATACTTATGGGTACCATTGGAAAAAGCTTCTTCATCTACTAGATGGAGTAATCCCGGTAAGTACTTTGAAGACTTTAAAAGAAGGGTTAGGGGATACTGCAAAAATCCAACATTATTCTTCAAGGAAATGTATGAGGATATTCTAACAGATTAGGAAGAATCCTAGATTAATTAGGATATAGAGGATATGTAGGCCTATAATAGATTTAGAGCTTCAGAGACTACAAAAGGTAGACAAAGATTGTTAACTAGATATGGAAAGGATTACTTTGAAACCAACCTATAGAACCTTGTGATAGATTATTCATATAAAAGTCTTCAAGAAGAAGAAATGAATAAAATGTTAACTAGGGCTAAAGGCATTCTTCTGTAGTTAAAGTTAACTGGAATTAGAGAAGATGATTAGGAAAAATTTGCTAAGACTATTAAACATATTGATGACTACATTAAGACCGCAGTATTCAACAGGAGTATAATGGAGGAAAGCTCCAAGGAAATTATTGCTAGGTTACAACCTCTCAGAAAAGCAGTATCTACAGTATATATTGCAGCTAGTCCTGTTGCAGCTATCCGAGACGTTTTTGGAGGTTTCCTATCTAATGTGGTCAGAACAATGACAAAATATAGAACTGACATAGACGCCAAAGATGTTATGTGGGCGTATCAATTTGTGTTAAGATAGGGAGTCCATTCTGCCATGAGTATAGACTTACTAGATAAATTAAATAGTAAGTATCTTATTTCTAATATCAATATAGAATAGCAGTAGGAAGGTTATAAAACTAACAGAGGAGGTATAACAAATGCTGGAAATTGGATGTATGCCACTCTTAGAAAACCTGACTTTCTAAATAGAATGGTTTTATTCATGGGAAAACTAAAGCATGATGGTTCCCATAATGCTTATTCCATTGTGGATGGAAAACTAGTATATAACTGGAGAATGGATAAAAGATTTAATTTATTAGCTTCAAATGATAAGAGTGATATGGAAGCCTACAATAAGTAGAAAGCTCTGTACTTGAGCTAGATTATGAAGTTTAATGAAGAGAATCCAGAAGCAAATCTTCCTGTCAGTCTTGATACTAATTTACCAGACGGTTATACCTAGAACTAGATTGATGAAATCAAGAATTTAGGAGATACCATATACGGTTCATATAACCGAAGCACAAAGGCTATGTATGAAAATCTTGCTATAGGTTCACAGTTTGTAGTATTCTCTACTTGGATGAATGGTATATATGATGTATATCTAGGATAGAGAAGAGAATCTTCTTATGAAACTTAGAAAGTCTAGAAAGAGGACGAGAACGGAAATAAACTCTGGATAGATGATAACGGAAATGTTACCACAGAGAATACAGGAGTTCCATATTTAACTGATGTTCCATTAGTTGTATAGGGAGTATTAAGAACTTTACAAGATACGGTCTCAGAACTTTACCACGGTAGAGGATGGGAAGGAATAAAGCAGAATATTCTTAGTAACCCGATGTAGATGAGGAACTGGAGAAGAATACGGTCAGATGCTCTAGTAGCTATGTTATTGTATTGGCTGTTTGAGGAATTAATTAACCCTGCATATAAGGAACATAAGAAAACTGGAGATGGGAAGGATGTTCTAACTAATGCCGCTATTGAATTACTATATAAAGGTAGCTCTAGTAGTTTTGAAGAGTTTAAAGGACCTTTTCCAATATTGGACTACGTAATGAATAATACTAGTCCTGCATCTGTTAAGTGGGGAGCTAAAGTTTATAATGACATTGGAGGATTCTTGTTCGGAGATACTACATTTGGAGAGTTAGTTACAAAATCCCAAGCATTACCACGTTCTTTACAGGACACATATAAAATGTATAAAAGAGATACTATAAATGGTATTGGAGAAGAATAAAAAAATAAGGGAATATAGGAAGGCATAATCGCCAACCTATATTCCCTTTATTATTTACCGCGTACCGTAATCAGTTATGTTAGTGCGTTCTTTACATACATTACATTGTACAGTTTTACCTAGTCCTATTCCAGTATGAGTAAATATTATTGAACATCCGCACGCCTTTATTCCCTTGTGCAGTTCATAGTGCTCCTTTTGGAATTTAGCATAAGCTTCTGTTTCCTTTTCATTTAGACTGTAAGTTATGGTAGGTTTAGGAACAGAAATTGTTCCTATACTCCATCCTTTTGCCTCATATACTGGTTTCTGAGTTTGTTTATCCTCTTCTAGTTGTCTAATTCTTTCTCTACAGATGTGAATAATTTTCTCATAGTCCATTATTCTAGCATCCTCTTTAGATTTTCCAGGCTCTTCTTTAATTCTCAAAACCCTTTTAACTATATCAGCATCCCACGGATTGAGATTATATTCTTTCCATATATTCCACGGCTGAATTACGTGAGTACTATAATCAGACTTTCCTATATGGTAATCTTGACAGCTCTTTTCCGTGGTTTTCAAAATACCCAAGTTCAATAAGTGCTCTATCTCTTTCTTGTTTAGCTTTACTAATTGAATCAAATCTTCCTCGGTTCTCATATTTATTTCCATTTTTTATTCTCACTACCCACTTATCTGACCATTTATCGTATGATACTCCAGTAATTCCAGAGATATTGTCTCTCCTTTTTGGTTTATTCCTACTGTTTTCTTCTGGAGTTACTAATCTTAAATTTGAGATACTGTTATTATTGGTATCCTGATCAATATGGTCTATTTGTTCTAATGGATATATTCCATATTCAAAATACCAGGCTAGTTTATGTAGGTAATATTTTACTTGGTTATAGGTTAAGCACTTATATCTACTAGTAGTATTTGTCCCTATAGGAGTGCTTAAATTTCTATGAATTTTATTTTTTATCCAGTAGAATTGCCCAGAGTTTTTATCGTATCTCACCTCCTTTTTGAGTTTTTCTAGTTCGCCTGAAGTTTCCTCAGAGTTGTATTTCATACCGAGGCTGGATTTTGTGCTTACTGTAATCAGAGTTTCCTACATTATACTCCCTAACACCTTTATTCGTCTCCATTAACAACTTCGATTTTATATTCAAGTTCCATAGAATCTCTTAATGTATCCAAATCATCTACAAATATGATTACATCTCCAGAGTCTACAAAATCTCTTAATACGTCTATAAAATCAAACTCATCAAGTTCGTCGTCACATTCTTTAGCATAAGCTACTCCAGTTCTACTTAGTAATACTCTATACATATTAATTATCGTTTAAGATTTGCATAATAGTTCCGAGAGATACAGCACCAACAGTTCTCTTAACTTCTTCATCTCTGTCATTGTAGTAAATCAACACAGGCACATTTCTTATGCCTTTAGAGTTTGCTAATTCTTCCTCTTCATCTACATCATGCTTTACTATCTCTATCCCAGAGATTTGTTCAAGAGTTCTGTCTAATACCTTGCATGGTCCACACCATGATGCTCCAAATTTTTCAATTCTTGTTACCATTCTTATTAAATATGAAAATCAATTACAGAAATTTCTACATCATCTTCTACTGATTCCAGATAATCTAGAAACTCTTTTCTCCAAACATCTTCATCTTCGTCATTGGTAGTCATAGCCCACCAACCCATACTAGCAGACTCATGCCAATCTCCGTCCTCTGTTACAAAACAGAATGGAATTCTATCTTTTTCCAACATAGCATTCCAGTCTACTTCTTCTTTGGTAGCAAAGATGGCATTGAGGGGTTCTCCGTCTTCTCCTTTTTCCTTAAGAAGTAACCATGCTCCCCATCTACCTCCTTCACAATACCAATCCCACTTAGAGTCAGGATTATATGTAGACATCAAGTTCTCTTCGTCATCAATTTCATATCCCCAGTTCTTAGCTTCTTCCCAGGCATCTTCATATGAGATAAACAACCCTTTCTCTATGATTTTATTAGCTCTTTCAAGCTGTTCCTTTTCCCATTCGGTGGTAGGATTCTTATACTTATCTGCTAGCTTAATGGCATACTCATAGTTATCAGCGTGTCTGGTTTTAACCTCATCAATGGCTTCATCCTTTGTATATCTAACATATTGTTCTACCTCCATGTTTTCATCATAGGGTTCTAACAATGTTTCAACATTACTTCCGAATACTAGTCCTACAAAATGGCTCATACTATATATTTTTTAACAATTTCTGAAATCATCTTACCGTCTGCTTGAGGAAATTCTGATTTCAAATATTTAATCGCATTTCCCATTTCTTTCTTTGGAATTTGGAAACTAACCATATCTATTGAATTTTCTTCATTATAGAAATCTTCAATAAAGCCTTTTCCCTCACACCATATTTGTAATGCAGAATGTATGTCTGGCTCATTTACAGGCTCAGGAAGCAACTTTTTTAGTACTTCCAATTCATCCCTATATTCAGTTGCCAAGTCCTCTCTACCAGCCTCTATAAAGCTAGAAATACTGTCCTCTAATTTCTTACACATTTTAGAAATAAGCTGTATCTCAGCTGCTTCATCATAAGGTTTAGCATTTTTAGCAGTTTGTAGAATCTGAATTTCTGCCTTCAGATTCTTATATGCACGAAGTTCTACTTGATTTTTAGACTTCATTGCTTTAGCTATACATTCGTTTATATTTATCATTTTAAATTATTTAATCCTTCTTCTAAAACTTCATTTAACCAAGTGCCTCCATTGTAAAATTGGACAATGTACTTGTAAGTTCCATCTCCATTACTTCTAACGTCAACCAAATAGGAAGTGTCTTCTGGATATTGAGTATCATCACATTTATACAGTTCTCCGTTTAACACTTTATAAGTATCATCCACATCCATTAAGGTTTCAGCATATGTATCTCCTTCATAAGCAATCTCATAACCATATTTCTTACAAAGATACTCACAATATTCTTCTACTGTAAGTCCTTTTGTATTAATTTTAGTTAAAGTTCCTGTATGTAATTCAACACAACTCATATTTCTAGAGTATAATTAGAAATCCAATCTCCACAACATTCACAATGTCCTAAGTCTTTATATTCTCCTAGATGCTCAATAAGAGACATCCATACATCCTGAAGAGTAGCTATATCAGTTTCTCTATCCAGCATAGCTCGTATAGATACTTTTATCTCTTCTGGAGTCATATCTACAGTCTCTTTTCCATCAACTGTAAGTGATGTGCAAATACATCCGTCAGTATATTCTAGTTTCATATTACCAATGTATTGATATATAAGAAGGGTAGTTTTTTTCAAAACATTCTACTCTAAATCCTCTTTGCGTAAGTTCTTTTATTAGTGGAGAATATATCTCGTTAACAGCGTAGCTCCAAGTTATATAGGACCTACCTTCCTCTGCTGCCCATAATATTTCTTTTTCTATTCCCTCGATAGCATATTTGTATTTCTGGTCAAGTATATTAGACTTAATTTCCTTCCTATAAGATGTTAACAATTTAGCATTTTGTGCAGTCACCATATTTTCCTCATTAAAATATTATCCATTATAATCTAAAGCTTTAACCAAATATTTGATTGCTTCTAGCTGTCCATATGTTAAGGATATCAGTTTATCATTTAAACAAATATCCCAACCTTCTCCATTCACCCATTCTGTTACTTCTATAAAGTCTGAATCCTTCGCCAAATGGTCATACTTTTTTAATTCGTCGCTTACAGCTTTTCTTTCATGAATTTCCATATTAAATAATTATTTTAAAATGTACAGAAGTTTCCCAGGTTCTCCAACCTAGAAATTTAGTAGGAACCAAGTTAGGTTTTCCTATTAAATCTCTAAGTTCTAATGGGGTCAAATCAAATTCCATCCCTTGGACGTCATCTGGAGACAGTCCTATCCAAACTTTCATTCTTCTGAGATTCTATTTTTTCTTTAACTTCCCTATATGATATTGGGGTAAAATTATTATTATCAACTCCGACATCATACTGAGTCGGTAATAGTACCCTAAGTCTAGAAATATCCAAACCATCGGCTTGTGGTCCAGAGTGAACATGACCAAATAATTGCCATACTCCTCTATATGACCCTCCATAACACAGAAATGGATAATGGTTTAAATAGATAGAATTATCCTCAATCTCTATCTGCAGTTGAGGTACTACCATATCAAAATATGACATATATCCCTGTCTAAGATTCTTTCTGTCATGATTGCCTATAATGAGGTTTATATGACCATTTAGACGAGGGATGATGCTATTCCATACACTACTTCCACCAAAGGCAAAATCTCCCAGATGGAAGACCGTATCGTCCTTAGAAACCACCTTATTCCAATTTTCTATCAGAACTTCGTTCATTTCTTCTACATTTTGAAAAGGTCTATTACAAAACCTAATTATATTGGCGTGTCCGAAATGAGTATCTGAGGTAAAAAATGTATGGTCTGGACTATACTTAATCTTCTTTTCGCTCATTCTTTCCTAATTTTTCAGCAATTATATCATACCCAGTTTTCATACAACAATAAAGTTCAGATGAAACCATTTTTCTAAATTCAAAATAAAATATCTCCTCTCTAACTAATATGGGAAATAGAGTATGTGTTACTGCTAGGATTGAAACATTAAATTTTTTATGTAAGTTTCTGTACATATTAGACATCCCAACCTGATGAGATAAGTCAAATCCCTTGTCAACCTCATCAAATACTAGCAGGGTTTTATCATCCCAATATTCCTTGTTTTCCTCTACCCACTTACCCAGCATTGCTAGACTTCTCTGACCTGTAGACATATGTTTTGTCTGAAATCCTCCATTTTCAAATAAAGCTTCTGCCGTAGCACTATTATTAAGACTCGTTGGGTCATCAAACTCAGCACTAATAAAATAAAATTTAGTAAAGTTAGTGCTTATTTCAACCTTATTTTTAAACCCCCTAATGCCACAATACCCGAGTTTGATCTGATACATAGCATTTGGATCATCTTTACTATTATCACATTGATAATCCCTTATGATATCAACAAGGGTTGATTTTCCACACCCGTTATCTCCAGCGACTAGGATTTCCGGGCATTTATCAAAATCAAAATTAAATTCATCGCCATGCTTGAGAGTTCGAAAATCCTCAAGCATTTTTATATTAAGGTACATATTAAGAAATCAAATCTTTAAGTTTGGAGATGTACTTACTATTATCCTCAGCTACTTGTTGGTTGAACTCAATTTGAGTTTGAATAGAAGCAATTTCATTTTGTTTAACCTTAATATCCTCAGCTATAGCTGCGTTTAGGGCTATAGCCTGGTCATAAGAGGTCCTAAAAATGTTCTTTACTTCTGCTAACTGTTCCGCGAACGATTTTACTTGTTTCTTGTTACTGAAAATACTTGAGATATTCATAATATTAATTAGTTATTTAGTTTATAAAATTTGGTTTCTACTTCCCACTCAAAGATTGAATCTAAATTCTTGAAGCCTTTTCTTGGACTGTTTGCATAAAGATCTTTTAATTGTTCGGTCATCATATTAATCATTTCAGCATAGTCCATTTGTCTTCTTATTTTGGCAGCCTTGCGAGTCCATTTAGAATTTCTTCCTACAGTATATACGGCTCCATACCTAAGATATCTTCCACACACTCTTGGATATAGGAAGGCGTACTTAAGAGCCTTCTTTATTTTTCTGGGTATCCTTCTATTCCCCATGATACGTGAAACCATAAGCTGCTCCATATAAATCCCACAAAGTTTCTTCCTCCAAGTCTCTAGAACACCACTCTAAATCTGGAAGAGAATATTTTACTATAGCAAAATACAAGTTTACAAATTCCTCCTCAGCATAGTCAAATTCATAACATCCAGCTGGTGCACCCCATTCAGCATCTAATTCCCTAACATACTTCCCGTCTATTATTCCTAGTTTTAATAACTCTTTAGTAAATTTTTCTGGTATCCAATAGTCTGACTGAAAATCTACTCCAACTTCCTTGATAAAATCAAAACCTAGGAGTTTAGTAGTTTCCTTGTATGCTTTGGATATTTCATCTGCTGAATGATTAGCAACTATATGATAGTCTGTTGTACAGGCATGGCCATCCCCTCTGGGTCTCCAAGCGTAAATCCAATATTATACTTCATAATTAACAAGTTCCATATTCTGTTTCTTTATAAAACTCAATCTTTTGTCCATATAGTTTCTGCAACTCCTGATTTAGTTCAGTAAATACACTATATGGCATTTTCTTATTCTGCCTAGCAAAGTAAGCAGGATGATATACTTCCATAATTTTTGGGCTATTTACAATATACTTCTTAAATGACGATGCTTGATTACCAAATAATACATATATTATACCTCCATCCTTGGCGCTTAGGTTGTGAATCAATTTAGCAGTAAATGGCTTCCATATATCAAAATGATAACCTACTCTACCAACCTCACAAGTAAAGGCAGTATTAATCATTAAAATACCTTGCTTAGCCCACGATTCTAGAGTGTTATCAAAATCTATTCTATTATGAGGAATCTCATAATTTATTGCAGCTTCTTTGACTACCTGTAATGAAGGCGATAGTTTATCTTCTGGAGTGTCCTTTGAGTTGCCAAACAATATTCCAGTAGCCACACCTTGTTGTGGGTACGGGTCTTGTCCCAGAAAGACTACTTTACAGTCTTTCAAAGGACAAGCCCTAAAGGCTTTAAATATATTTGGAGAGGAGGGACATAAAGTTGTTTTATCTATAATACTTATCCAAGACAGTATCTTGCGAAGTTCTACAGTATCTATTACATCCATCCAATCTCCAAAGTATTCACTAGCTTTCATTCACACCATCCTTTTTTTCTAAATTCTGCATGTAGAGGTTCTGCCAATTCTCTAGCCTGTGGATGTGCACTTTCTGCATCACGCAATTTAAAGAATCCGTCCCACTGTGTAAGAGTACCAGTCATAATTAATTCAGTCTTAAGACTATTAGGTAGTACAGCTCTTGCTTGCTGAGGTTTCCAACCCTGATTTAGTAATTCCAAATATAATTGTTCGGATATTTGTAAATTAGCTATAAAATTCCTTTCTGGAGTAATCTCCCAAGGTTTAAACCAGGGGTTCCCTTTTCCAGTTAAATGATAGTAGTATTCTCCAATTAAATTTCCATACTCATCATGATTAATGATAGTTCCTTTAACTTCTTGGAGAGCTAGGCTGCCTGCCCAACATGGAATAATAAAGGTAAGCTCATTACCAAATTTGTCCTTGGAATAATTGCAATAACGGGTACTCTCCTGAGCAAAACTAAACACTCTATGCCTTACAAATTCGTGGCTTACTCCTCTATCACATACAAATCGAACCGTAATTCTTTTCTCATGTTCCTTACCAGGATTACAAATATATTCCAAATCATCTAACCAACCGTTCTCTACAAGTACTCTATAATTAGTAGTAACAAATCCATTCCATGTTCCCTTTTCTGCTTCTCCGGTACTATTAGCTGCAGAATAAGGATTGCTGCAATACTTAAAATACTGTTGTCTAGAAGACATCGTTAGAAATAGATATACGGTACCATGCTCTAACATAGCTCCATGTCCAGACTTTACCATTCTCTCAACAAATTTTGCAGCAGAATCTAGAGTAATCTTGTCCTCTGATTTGTAACAGGTTCTTCCAGCTATTTCAATCTGTCTATATACAGTGTCAATAAGCTCTTGCCTAGCCATTTTAGGTCCTATTTCCATATCAGATGGAATGATTATGTTTCTAGGTTTCTGTTCTAAGATTTCAAAATATGGTTTAATTAGCTTCATTGTAATCCTTTGTTAGTTCATCATTAGTGTATTCATCTGCTTCATAGTCACTCATTGCCTGGTCATACCATGTCCAATTATCAACACCTGCCATTTCTAGACAACGCAACTTCCATCTATCCCTTAATAACTCTGCTAACTCGTCTTTTCTAATTAACTTCATTTCCATAGTCCTAGTTCTATACCTAATGCTTTATCCATGAAGCAATACGTTGTTCCGTCCTTTAATGTCCTGGTATTCGGCTTTATATGTAATGCTAAAGGACAATCCTTATTAATTCCTGTAATATCTCCAGTTCTCCAAGGTTCTTTCTTAGATTTCTCTGCGTCAATGCCTATTATGAATAAGGCTTTATCCTTATACTTTGCACATTCCTTGCAAGCATGATCAGAATAACCTACAGTTTTTCCATGTAGATTCTTTACCTCTTTTGCAGCTTCTTCAGAAAGAAGGGAATTCATTATGATTCCCTCCTCTGCTATATTCCCACAAACTGGGCATAGGTAGTTTACTAAAGAGGCCTCTAGTTCTTTCGACATCTCTTGCAAGCTTTATATCCTTGTTTACGAGCATCTGATAAAGATATTTTCTTAACTTCAGGGTTACGAGCCTTCAAAGAGGGACAATCCTTGCTAGTATGATAAACACTGCCAGTCTTTGTTACATATACATCAGTATCTTCATAGTCAATACAACCACCAGTCGGATTTCCATTTTCGTCGCAATAAGCTCCACTATTAGCTAGAATTAACTTTCCGTTATCAGCTTCTATTACTTCGTCACCATTTTCTAAATACATATCCTCTACCTTTCTTAATGTTAAACTTTTTATTGAATGATAATCATGTCTTATATTTTGTTCTGCTTCATATTCATCTTCAGCAGTAGTCCAAACATTTTGATCATCCCCGTAAGTATGTTCTATATGATATATAAATCTTTTCATTTTATTCCTCCGAAATAAGCTCTACTAGAGTGAGATTTCTAAAGGTCTCATTTAGAGACTTTCTAGCTTCCTCCTCACTTGGAGCTTCTATAGTAACTGTTTCTGCACATCTTTTCTTAAATTCTATATAATACGTATAGGTTTTCATCTTCTTAGTTTATTAAAAATTTTACTTAATATAATTATAAGCGCCATACATATCATAGCGGTGATATAATATAGCGTCAATGTAAAGAAACACAATCCTGCGGCTATAATAGCTATCCAGATTGGGCTAGTTATAATTAGTATGAGAATTACGATAAATTCTAACATAAAGTTTTATAATATAATAGGGTAGGATTATTATCGTGTATATCAATCTGGTCTAGTTGATATAATGCCAACTTCTGAGAAAATTGTTGTCTATCAAATCCATTAGATATAAGGTGATAACCATTAACAGTGGGAATTATATGCTTAATCCTATCTCCCTCTGCTCCTCTACATTCATTAATTAGAGATATTATCCTATTCCTATATTCGTCGTCTTTAGAATCTATATCAACAATCCACAACTTTTTATAATTAGAACTTCTACTGGCACCAGTAGCCCTGTCATATACAGCTATGCCCTGCCTAGTATTTCCATTCTTAATCAAGTCCGCAAATTGTTTAATAGACTCGCAAGCTATATCAAGAGTATTTCGAGGATTAATCCAAAAGTAAGCTCTAGCATTATTACTATTACACAAGTCCTTTATATATGACTCTTGTCTCAGAAATTCTTCCTTTGTAAAAAAGTAGAAACTTCTAATAGTTCTAGCACCAGATGTATAGGATGGGAGTTCTACCCCATCCTTCTTTCTTTGAATTATTTGAACGAAATAAAAATCATCTTTATCTACTAATCCATCAAATAGATTAGCTAAATATTCAAAATTGTCTACCATAAAATAAGTCGTTAAATATATTAGCACCTCCGAAGTAGTCAGGAACACATCTAGTTATAATAAGCTGTCTGAATGAATCTCCATGCTTCCTTTTAAGGTAATCTTCAAGTGAGCATTTAGCTATCAACTCATTGCTTTTATTTTTAACTATAATCTCTTTATCATAGAGTGTCTCACTATACAAGACTACATTATAATTGATCCTGTAATTCATTTTCTATATGTTTTTTAGCCTCACGCCTTGCTTTTTTCTTATCTACCACATCCATCATTATTTCTCCGTATTTTTTGAAATAGATTTCACCTCCCCATCCTTTCCATCCTTGAGAACCATAAGCTCTTCTTTTTCTTCTACGTTCTACCTTTCCCTCTTTATCAAGGTATGGAGTAGGGATTCTATTCTTCGGATTGTGTGCGGTAGGATGATGCTCCTTGTAAGTTCTACTCATGCTATAAGTTTTTCAATATATTCTCTATCCTCTCCTTTAAAGATTGGAATCTCATTATCAATAAACCAATAACTTCTTAAAGTTTGATTCATAGTCTGATGATATTTCTTTATACAGCAGCTTCCTCTTTTAAACTTAGTAGGATAATCATTCCAGTTAATTCCTTTCTCCTGAAATAGTAACTCTTGAATTTGATTAGAGTTTAGACCTTCCAACTGTTTGTGAGAGAAATGTGCCTGCCCAGCTGAAGAAATGCTGTTCCTCGTAGCATCCTGCTGTCTCCATAGGATACAATTAGTTACTTCCTCTTTTGGAATGTTAAAGCATCAAACATTGCTCCAGTCTTAAGAGAACGCTTATATGAGCTAGTTAACTCATCATCGTCTAACTTTCCATTATAAGAAAGCTCTACGATTTGCTCTTGAAATCTTCTGTTAAAAATAAGAGTTGCCATAGATGCTGCCACACTACATATCTTCTGAACATTATAATCAAACCAGGCGTCAGTAGTAAGTTTCTGATAGTCGATAAGTACTAAAGTAATTTCATCAGACTGTGTGTATCCTAAAACACATCCCTGAATATTCTCACATAAGTACTTCATTGTTTCTTGCATAGCATTACACATAGCCTCATCAAAGGGTTTATTAAAACCTCTTGTGAATGTGTGAAATGCTTTTCCATCCAGTCTTATAATAACTGGTGTACGTCTAACCAAAAATGTTTTAGAACGATTCTCATAATAAGATTTCATTCTATCTCCTAATTCATCTTTCATAGTTTTCTTTAGATATACTTATACTTCCTTCGTAGGCATTTCCAAAAATCTTATATTTAAAATCTTTATCTGGTTTTGTACAAATTATACAATAGTATGCATCTTGTCCTAGAGTCGCTTTTCCAGCATAAGAACATTTCCAACCTAGCATTTCCATCACTCTTCTTGCTGTAGAAAATGCTATATCTCCACCTCTAAACAATTCTGGCTCACCTTCCATAATTAGCGACAAATTCTCGGAAATACTTCTTATACTTTGAGTAATAATCTCTCCCCTGTTAACTAGTTCGGCATTATGCCACATAAGTTCATCCTTATCATTGTAAATCTCTCTAGTAGGACTTCCATTATTATCTACTGGATCTAACTCATCAATAACTTCATAGATTTGTTCGGAATCATAACAATCAACCTCTCCATACCTAACTTTCTCAACCGCCTCCTCTATAGTATTAGCTTCTACATCATAGAAGTACCTGTTCCAAGAGCGGGACAATATATCCTCATATAGTTTAAATTTTGTCATAGCTCACTGATTAAAATTTCAGAATCCAAATCTTTTCCACTATAGTCAACAATCTTAAGTTTCCAGTTGCCGAGGAATCTGGCTTTACATACTTCCTTAGCTATGGCTATTACGTCTTCCGGAGAGTAGAATGCGTTAGTATTATCACCAACCTTATATCCACTCCACCGTGAACTATCTTCTTCAATCTCCTCGAAAGTAACAGGTCTTACTAATTCTATTCTATAGAATCCAGCAGCTAGAGGATTCTTCTCCTCAGCCTCATATGTTTCCTTACACATAGTGTAAGTATTTGGGCTGTCCTCTGGACTAAAACTTACTCCCTCAATGGTAATATTACCATAATAATGGATTGCATTCCAACTCACTCCACGATAAGTAGTTACATCTAGTGTAACAGTTCTTGGAGAATTATTTCTAATCCAAGAACCCCTAGTGATGAATCCAGGAATAGAAATATCCAGTCCTGCATCATCTCTAAATACTTCTGGGTAGTCTTTTCTGTCCCAACAATGTTCAATAGCTTCTTTTATATCCATATCACCTAGGAACTACATCCAAATCAGTTATATAAAACGAATTATCATCTATATCCTTTTGCACAAAGTAGCCTCTAACCTCTACAGTCTCTCCTCTTAAGGTGTGTATCATAACCTCTCTGTCTTGGTCAAACTGCCCTAATATTTTAATTAATTGTCCTACTAACATTCCCATATAGGATAATATTCATTATAGTGTAAACAAAACCTATATAATCTATTAGCTGCTTCAACTGGAGTATGACCATCCCATTCATCTGCTTTCCATCTTTCGGGAATATTAAACAGATTCCAATCCTCTATTCTGTAATGATTACTTATTTGACCGGTGGGAAGATAAGCCATAACTATGAACCATCCTCCTCCAAAGCATAGCTCTCCATCTGCGTGCCTATAAGATTTGTGGACTTCATATTTACCTTCTAAACTGTTAAAGAATGCTGCATTATACAGCATTCTATAATGATAAAGTTCGTCGAAGCTATGAAATCCATCAGAGATTTTGCCTTCTGGAAGAAATAGATTCTTTAATCTTTGTAGAAGTTTCATATTAGAACTTTCCTTCGTTAGGTTGTAGGCATATAAGTCCCTGTTCTCTCCACATCTTTACACACTTAGAACTATCATCAAGGACAAATTGTACGTTATACTTTCCCTTGATATTTTCCTCGTAGATTCTTCTCTTACAGTCCGGACCTGGACTATAGTCTCCTACTGGTCTAAAGAACATAGCATCAGACGGAATCTCATTCTTCTTTAACCATTCCTTTGTAGCATCTACAACCTCAGCAGTTCCTTCTCTACCAGTAACTATGAAAACTAAGCAATGTTCTCCCATTTGTCTTACTAGACGACAAATCTCTTCTACTGGAGTATCCTCTAGCATACCATTGGCACTATTTTCTCCATAGAACGGTCTTCCAGAAGTATTTAGGCAAAGAGTGGCATCCATATCTACTAATATCACTGGTCTTCCTCCATCAACGTGTTCAGCCTTATTCTTAAGCATTTCCTTAATATCAGAACTAATAATAAAGTTTCTGTAACGTCTCCAAGTTTCTTTGATAACCTTCTCTCCAATAGGATTAGGACGGGCAGCATCTCTTCGAATACATTCTTCAACTGGGGTCCAGAAGTCTTTATATTCTATATTTACATGAATCCCAGTATCCTTTTCTACATTCTCACATAAAGTACGAATCCATGCATCCTCTTTAGGATTTAGGTTCATATTATCAACTACTACATCGTAACCCTTAATAAGAGCAAATGTAATCATATTGGCCTTAGCCTCTGTTACTAACTTCTCTCTACTTGGAACCCAATAATCGCCTAACATATTGCGAACATCATCATTATTGAATCTCACACGATGTTCTGGGTCTTCATGACACCATTGTTTAGCCCAAGTTGATTTACCACTTCCTTGAATACCTCTACAAATAATAAGTTTTCTCTCTTTCATTTAATCAGTATATTTTGATAAACGTTCTTTTAATCTTTCTAGCTTTCTTTCTTTTTCCAGTTCAACTTTTTCCTTTCCAAAATAATAAGAAAGCTGTTCGCACATAATTATAACGTCAGCAATTTCAGTTATAATATCATCATTACCAACTCTACCTCTTCTAAATTTACAGATAGCATTAGTAAGTTCACTGCACTCTTCTACTACCATAGCAGCTTGAGCTGGAAATCCGTAAATCTCCATCGCCTTTCTGCATAAGTTTTCTGAATCAATCATTACAAATTTCTTTCATTTTATCGTGAAACAATTTAATGGCATCTTCATTAGTATAGCTTTTTTGAGCTAATAATTTACACACATAGGCTCCCTGACCAATACTTCGCCTAATCTCTATAACATCATCAAAATGTATCTCCCTAACTGTAGGAAGAGAGTTTAGAGATTCAGTTAATTTACGAGATTCTAAAATATGATACATATTATTTCTCATTAGTTGGCTTGAGCCACAAGTTAGTCTTTTTGAAGATATATTCTTCCAGCTCCGGAAGCTGACTTAGATAACGAAGTGTCCCTAATGTATTATATTTAAAACATTTAGTTAATTCCTCTCTTATTCTTTCCTCTGATACTACAGACATCTTGTCGAAGTAATCATACTTCCTCATAGCCCTCCAAGCGTCATCGGCAATAGTAAACCTTTTAGTAATAGCAAACCTTATTGCTCTGAGAATCCTCAGAGGATCATCGTCAAAGGTTTTCACTGGGTCTAGAGGAGTTCTTATAATACTTCCCCATATATCCTTCATACCATTAAAGTAGTCTACAATTTCACCAGTATCGGGGTCCTTTGCAAGAGCGTTAACAGTAAAGTCTCTGCGTGATAAATCATCGTAAAGAGTTCCTGGATATATTATTGGTGTTCTAGTACCAGGAATATATCCTACTTCTTTACGCGCCATTACGAAATCTGCTATACCTTGATATTTATGTCCTTCTGGAAACTTAGCTCGTATGGTATAACAACGAGGAGTTACTAAGAAAATTTCAAACTTTTGTTTTTCTAAATAGTCCTTCAGTTCATCAAACACCAACATAGCTGGACTAGGTTGGGGTTCTCGTGGGTGGATTTTATCGAAAACTTCTTTTGATGGTACAGCTACGTAATCGACGTCTTTGGATTTTATTCCTAGAAATTCATCACGTATCTTACCACCAACTTCATAGAATTTAAAATCTTCCATCATTCTCCCTTTCCATAAATCTCTCCATCATACTCTTCCCATTCCTCATCGTCGCCTTCAAACTCCTCTATAGTATAGTGATAATAGTCTCCTTCACTAGTTTGCTCCCATAATTTATCCCAATCCTCATCTTCCATATCATCTGGGTCATATCCAAATTCCTCAGCAATATCATTCTCGCAATCATAGAATTGGAAGTTTTCATAAGCTAACTGGTTAGCTATTTCGTCCAACTCATAATCATTTTCTGCCATAGCACGGAATGTATCATCCATTCCGCACCAGCTAGTACTAACGTGAATTAAAAACCTTTTCATAATTTCTTAATTGTTACTTCATCATAAGTCATACCTTCTACAACCCCATCTAAATAATGATATACTACATCCATTAGAGTATCCTCCGGTACATCTTCTAGGCTAGTATATTCCTCATCTCTACCATCGTTAGCATCTATCAGCAGTGAGCTGTCAGAAATATCAAATGTAAATTCTAACTTAAATTTCATGATACATTACAGCAAATTTTACTAAAACCAGAAAGAGAAAGAGAGCATTGCGTTACTATTGTGCCTATCATTTCACAATAGGACTTTGTAGTATTAAGCTCTTCAATATACTCTTGTAGGCTTATAATTTCATGGATATATTCAGAGTTTTGCGAAGCGTACTTCTCATAGATTTGAAGCCTACTCGTGCAACTCTTTAAGTCTTCCTCTATGCTTCTGACTACCTGGTCTATCATTTCAGTGGTGAGATTAGTATAGACATCACTGTTTCCAGCCCAAGCAATATTTATTTCATCACATATCGCTCTGTATACACAATGAGACCTACTGAAACTTACAATTTCTATTGGCTTATCTCCTTCTTTAGGAATACCATAAATATTTAAATAACTACTCATAATTCTTCTATTAGTTTAGTTAGTAGTACCTTTAATTGTTTAATAACTTCTCCTTTTGAGGATTCTGTCATGCATGACCCATAGACATCTAGAGAACCTTCAATGGATTCAAAGAAGTCATTTTCAATAAATTTACCTTCCCCATATAGTAACGTCTCACCAAAACATTTAAGAATTTGGTCATCAGTTAATGCTTCTGTTGTTATAAAATCTACAGTCATTTATTTAATATTTTAATTGCTTGCTCAATATGTTCTTTCGTAATACCATGCATATAATCTATATGGATAAAATTATCCTTTTGGGAGTATAGCATATCCTGATCGTCATCGAAGATAACGTAGCTAGTTATATCTTTTGACTCTAATACGTATTGTATTTCGTTCCCTCTACAAAGTGTACTTCTGATGTCATCATTCTGGCAAGTATAACAGAAGTGAGGAGTCTTTCCTATAATTGCATCACAGTATAAGCCATTGTCATACAAATACTCGCAAGAGTTTTCATAGTCAGACCTCCATGATGAGGACATAATTATTTTAGCACCAGTGGCATCTATTAAGTCATTTATAAGCTCGATACATTTTGGGTCAACGTCTCCTCCATTGTATCCTCCGATACCACGAGTCTTAACATACCAATCATTACTATTCAATACTCCATCAATATCTAAAAAGATTACCTTCATAATGTTAATCAAATTCTTTTAAAAAGGCTTCTATTATCTTAGAGGAATCTTCCTTAAAGATATTTTGCAAAGCCTTAATAGCATCCTCTTTCTTTATATAATCGCCTGTGCCATTAGCACAGACAATCATAGCTCTCATTGGTGTATAAGTATCCATAATTACTTAGTAACACTTGGTTCAGTATAAGAAACTGGTTCGTACAGTTCCCAGCCAGTTAACCATACTGGAACAATTACGGTTTCTATAGCAACAATATCCCAAACAATGTTCTCAAAACATGCTTCATATGTTACTCCTTCAATCTTATTAGATTGGTAGTTAGCCCAACCATAAGGTTCAGCTACAAACTTAGTTCCATCAGCTCTCTCAAAAGTCTTGCTGTCTGCACAAGAACTTAAAGCAATAATTGCTATTAACAATAAACCAAATAATTTTTTCATACACTACTATATTTAATTAAAAATGATGCCCTAACTGCGCTCTCAGCATTACGCCTTGGACTGTAGGCACTGTTAGTAGGCCAAGGGGGCTCAGGTTTGGCATCACTACTATAGCCCCTTATTCGTTAATGAATCCAATGATCTGATACAGTAACATCTGCACCTAAAAATACATTAGGACAGAATGGTTTCCCTCCATCTATCATACATTTAACTAATACCTTAGATACTTCATCGGCAATAGATTCTGGGCATTCTAGATTAAACTCGTCATGGACTGGAACACACATCTTAACAATGTTAAGAAGCTTATGCTCCTTAATCCAATTAAATAGTTTAATAGAGGAAAGTTTAAAACACATTGCTCCCCTGTTCTGAATACGATAATTGATAGACTGCTTTTCAGATGCTGCTTTTCTCTGAAAATATCTCTTAACGTCTTGGACGGTATCACAGCCAGGAGAATCTCTCTTCATTTCTCTGTAATAATCCCAGAACTCTGGGTCATTGAACTTCTTAGAAATCCGCCAGAGGTCATCAATATCATATATATGTGCTCTATGCTTAGTTATAGGATTTAACAAAATATAACCATCCCTCATTACCGCCATTCTACAATAATCTTGATACTGTTTTACTCCAGGGAAACCCTTCATAAAGTTATCATAGATTTCTTGAGCTTCTGACAACGGTAGACCCTTGTTATTAGCTATAGTATTTGCATCGCCTCCATAATTGATGGCAAATTCAATACCTTTAGCATCCTGTCTTTGGGCATGATATAATTTAGCTATATCCTCTATAGGGCAGTCTCTAGGGATAATATTCGGATAAGACATTTTAGCTACTAGACTATGAACATCCCCACAGCCATGTTCAAATAGTTCAATCATAGCCTCGTCCTTAGATACAGAAGCAATGATTCTACTTTCTTGAGACTGATAATCCGCAGAAATCCACTTATTACCTTTCTCTGCAGTAAAACATGCTCTAGTTTCCTTGTCATGAGGTAAATTCTGTAGATTAAGTTTATATACTCCTCCTCCAGAACTTACTCTAGCTGTATCAGCTCCTAGTGAGTGAAAATCTACATGGATTCTTCCAGTCTTAGGGTTAATTGCCTTCAACCAGTTTTCCCCATAAGTAGAAACCACTTTTGCAGCTTCCTGATATTTTAGATAGATAGGAATAATCGGGAAATCTTTAGCCTGTGGAGCTAGAAGCTTAGCTTCAACAGATTTCTTTTCCTTCTTAGTTTGCTTATCAAATGTCTTGACTTTAATTCCTAATAATTCAAATAACTTGATAACTTGTTGAGAGCTACTCCAGTTAATTGTGCACTTAGGCTTGGTATCAAAGCCATTAAATAAATCACCTTGATTATCTACCTTAGTAAATTGACTTATTACTCTTTTTCTATAAGCTTTAACCTTTCCGTCTGGTGTTTCAAGGTCTTCCTGAGGGCATCGGACATATTTCTCTTTTAGCAGTCTAGCTACTTCATCCTCTATTTCCATAAGATTATAAAATTCCAGTTCTGGGTATTTAATATCCCATCCATCATGTCTCTTTTCAGAATCCCATTGAACTACCCAATCGTTTAGTTCTTGCTCAGCATCCTTCAGCTTAACAAGGTCTTTAGCCATCTTATTTCTCCATTTTACGACATCTAGATGAACACCGCAATGCTTGAAATAAGCAAGACTCTTGATAAACTCACACTCAAGTTTCATAGCAAGATTTAATTCTTGCTTAGCAAGCTCTATTTCTTGTTTTTCTTTAATGTCTTCTAGCCACATTACGTCTCCTGCAGCATAGACTACTACATCTTCAGTAAGACCATCATTTATAATCTTACCTCGAACAGATTTATCTAAGTCATAGTTTAGATAATTCCATGCAGCTGCTTTCAAACTCATTTCTCTTATATTAGCTGGATAGCCTAACCAAAGTAATTTCTCGGCAATCATACCATCCCAGATATAATTTGGCCAAATATCCTGCACATATAAAAACCCTAAGTCAAACATTAAATTCCATCCAAGAAATACTCTATCAGACTCAAAATAATTCTTTATCTCAGCTTTCTCTTCTGCTGACATAGTTGTCCAGTCAAAGACAACTTGATTTTCTTTGCAACCTAGTTGCACAGTTAGTAACTCCTTAGTATGCGCATCTAATCCCTTAGTTTCAGTATCAAATTGAACTAAAGAAAGAGGCAACAATATTTTCATTGCCTCCTCGAAACTTACTTCTTTGTATTTTGTAGACACAAATAAAGTTTTATTCCGACTTACTAAATAAATCATGTTGATAGATTTCGATGTTATTTATTTCAACATCTTTGGATTTGAACCTATTATAAATAGCTTCTTCAACTGCACCTTTAATATCATCTTCATCTATTACTTCTACATCTACGAATAACCCTAATTCAACTCCTACTTCTACCTTAACCTTAGTAGGTAGTGGTTCATTGTAAGGTGCTCTAGGGTCATTAGCTGCACCCATTGGATAGTTATCTAAAGTCGTCATATGGGTCATAAGTTAAAGGATCAACTACTTCCCAATCATCTGCGTTTATATCTTCACCATCAAAAGGATAGTAAGTACAAGTCCTATCAGAAAAGTCATACATGATAAACTGGTCATGGTATGTAATACCTACACCGTAACTACACATAAGAGCTTTCATATCATCAGGGATAGAACGCATAGCAGGTATTCCATCTCCAGAAATCATTGCAGGTATCTGCATAAATATTACCAGATTGCTCTGAAATACTTTCCTTCTTACTACTTTTCCCTCTTGTAACTTAGACAATATTTCTCCGAATTTCATTACATTAAATTTTTAAGTTGATTAGAAAATCTACGTCTTAATTTAGCTAAAGCTCCCTCTTTCATCTGTCTTATTCTTTCTCCTCCAACACCGTACATATCAGCTATAATTTTAGGATTGACAGGAGCCATTCCTATACCAAATAACATACAGATTAAATCGTGCTCTCTAATTGTTAATTTAGAAAGTAGATTCTCTAGCTCTTTAGTTACATAGCTTTTATTTACTTGTTCATCAAGGGGGTCTTCACCATCTGGAATAATATCACAGACTTGACTGTTTTCTTCATCTCCTCCTATGAAATCGTCCACAGAAACTAACTTATTAGAAAACTGTGCTAGATAGTCAATTTGCTCCCTAGGAATATCAGTCATTTCTGATATTTCTTCGGAACTTGGATTTCTATCATGCGATTGCAAGAATTTATTAGTTGCATCGAGTATACTTATTACCAATAATTGCTGAGACATTGGAAGACGAATTTCTCGTGCTTGCCAATATATAGAATTATAGATACTTTGTCTAATCCACCATACAGCATATGACAAGAATGTGACACCTCTTTCTGGGTCAAACTTATCAATAGCTTTCATTAAACCTTCATTTCCACTAGAGATTAAATCCATCAAAGGAATACCTCTGTTTTGAAATTGCTTAGCAATAGTTACAACGAATCTTAAATTAGATTTTATAACCTGCTCTCTAGCAACATCATCTCCCTTTTGGGCTTCACAAATAAGACGAGTTACCTCATCACTATCCAATATTTTATATTTGGATATATCTTTGAGGTAACTAGTCAATAATGAATCCGAGCGGTCGGTGAAAATGATTTTCTTACTCACCTTCTTTCACAACCTTGGCCTCTGAAATTTCATCTTTCGGAGCATTAAGTCCTATACGAATTGATAGTACAGATACATATGCTTCCATTGCTTTTAGTTGGGCAATTAACAAATCACGATTCAGATTATCTACTTCTTTGCTCTTATCGCTCAAAATAAATTCTCTAAGTTTGTTAGCACGTTCATTGACTTCATTAAATTCTCCCAACATTCTCTGAAATACAGCTTGTTCCATTTGATTAATTTTTGATATTACAAATGAATCTAGACCCGTAGGTTTTAAGGAAATTAGTTTCTTCCTTTACTATCTCATAAATTTCAATTATTATTAATGATAATATTGACCCTCCAAGAATATATAGGAGGATGCTATTAAATATCCAGATATAATGGTTCATAAGAAATGTCATAAGCATCATCAAGAATAGACACATTAGCAATTTTAGTCGCTCCAATGTCTGTTAACTGATGATTTCCTTCATGAATATGACCACAAAAAGCATATTTTGGTTTCTTATCTAGAATAGCAGAAGCCAAAACTTCATTTCCAGCATCAACAGGAGTTGAGTGCCACATATTAGGAGGTACTAAACCACAATTATTCAATTTAGGAGCATCATGACTAATCAGTATGTCACAATTTCCTGGAATATTTTGGTACAACTCTTTTAGCTTTTCGTCAGAATACATAAATGCCCAGTTACCAAATATATGGCAGGCTGGAGTTCCATATATTCTGTATACCTTTCCATCATTACTTAGATAATCAAAGTGAGAATTATCTAGGTATACTGCTTTCCCTTCAGTAGGAAATGTAATTATAGAATTTACCCACATAAATTCTCTATTCTCAAACACAAAGTCGTGATTTCCAGCTACAAATACGACTTTTTCACATGGAAGAGATTTTATCCAATCAGCAAATTCTGTCTTTAACCACTTCTCACACTGTGGTTTATTCCTTTGCATCCTTAATGGAACAATATCTCCACAGATTAATACTAGCTCGCATGGTTGAATATCATCAATTAGAAATCCATGCAAGTCACTTAAAATACATATTTTCATAATTTGTGCGCTAAACCATAAACATTCTTAGTCCATCCATTCATATGTCCTTTATTGTTTCCAATCAGACATCCTCTGTTAGGGTCTACTGAGTATACCTTGTGAGTAAAACATGAACCTCTAACCTTACAGAATACAACATCTCCAATATTACATTCTTGCCAAGTTATAGGCGTGACAAGATGTTTCTCATTACTCTTATACATAGGTAGCATTGAATTTCCTGGTTCGCTTGTAACAAAAGACTCACCATTCTTCAACCTCTGTATTTTCTTCAGCGTGTTTGGGTTCATATTCTTTTAATCCTTTTTTAGTCATATTAGAAATAATAGTTATATATTTCTTTTCACCATCCTCTTCATAACTCCAAACATGGTTGTCGATAGCTTGGTCTATAGTCTTGTTATAATAGGAATAATCTAAGATAGCTTCCCAAGTAGCCATGCTCTTTGTAATACTATTCTTTTCTTCTTTAACTGCCCAGTTAAATATCCATAACAAATGCCAAGTTCTGAAAAATGTTATACAAATCATAGGGTCCCACTCGTGCCTAGGACTATCCCACTTATCTTTCCATCCAAGTGCGTGAAATCCTATATCAATTACTGGATTGTAGTAGTCTCTTCGAGCTGGAAGCCCAAACGTCCAAAACTTCTTTCTAAAGAGAAAGTGAGCCTTTGGACGTTTGAAATATTCTCGAACTTCCCACCAGTGATACCAGGGATTCTTATACTCATTCCACCCTGGAGAGATAAATGGAATTTTACTATGAAAGAAATAGGAAACCCGATATCTCAGACTTCCATATTTTCTGCCAAATAAATATTCCTTAAAGTACATCTAATTCTGGATATCTTTCTATTATTCTACTAGTAAATTCTTCAAATATCTCATCTTCTGCATAGTCTGACAGCTCCTCTGAGTCTTTTATCAAACCTAACTTCTCAAGATAATAATTCATGTTATCTCCAAAGACACATTGCAGATCGAATAAGCTCATTTCCTCTCCATCAGCATCCTTCTTAGTATCTTCGACCACTAAATCAATAACCTGATCAATATCAAGAGATAACTTCTTTGTTACTACTGTTTCATAAGTTACTGTTATATTATGCATAATTTAATTTTCATCCTCAATATTAGACTCTCCCTTATCTAACTCCTTTCCTTCTTTATCCAGGAATTTAAAGCATTTCAATTTGAAAGCCTCTGATTTCATATTCTCTATTTTGATAACAATACCCTCATGAGGTACTTTATTATCGCAAGACGGAGAAGTACGTTCCATATAGAACTGAGTATCATTTGCTAACTTCTCCATAAAGTTTTCGTTCCAATGTTCAGACTCATTAAGTTCTGGATATAGAGCTTTTGCAGTTCCATAATACCATTCTTCCACTGGGGTAAGCCCAACCTTGGCACACCATTGTTGAACTTCACGAGCAGAAAACTCGTGAACAACTCCATCAACATTAGTTATAGTTACTCGATAGATACGAACCTTAAAGTGTTTCTCTGGAGTATATGCTTCTCCTTCTTTAGGAGGCATACATCCATAATCATAGTTCTTTTGGATATAACCACCATTCGGTAAGAATCCTACTATCTCATAATATGCTGTCATGCCTTTAGACAAACAAGGCTTTACTATTTTATCAGCCTCTGCCCAAACATCACATCCGTAGAATCCTGGAGTAACATTTTTGTTATAGAACTGATTCTTAATTACAGTTCTAGAGGCATAGAGATAGTCATACTTATTAAACTCTTCTCCTGTCAACCATTTAGCAATCTTCTGTTTCCAATCTAGGTCTTGCTTACACAAAACATATGCTGAAATACCAGAAGTACCATGTATTTTCTCAGTAATACTAATTAAGTCATTAGGATGAATTACATTAGGACATTTCTTAATAAGAGTTGTGTCGTAGTGGAATCTAAACTGTTCATCAATAACCTTGCTGATTCCTTTGACTTTCTTCGTTTGGTTGTTACGTGGAGTTCCCCCTTGTCCCTGTTGTCTCTTGGGAATGTACTTTTTGTTAATCCAAAATTCTTTGCCTTCATGTTCTACAATATCAAATTCAATACCTTCTTCAACTTCAATCTCCTTATTAGTCACAGACATTATATAGTTCTGAAACTGGACTACTGGAAGAATAAAACCTTCAGACAGCTCATTCTTTAATCTGATAGCTTTTACTCTACCATTATCCTCAAACATACCAGTTTGTTCTGGGTCATTGTTTAATTCTTTATGACGATAAAGATTACAATATCTCAGAAAATCTGGATTTATACAACAAGCCGTTGGAAAATATACATATAGTCCTGGCTGAGAATCAATCCCAGTAATGATATTGAAACCATCAATGGTACAACACTTAAGTCTAGTAACTTCTGGATTACTATGCGCTCTGAAATTTTTAATGTCTACAATCTTCGCCAAATAATTTACATTGGCTCTTTTACTCTTAGATAACTTCATTTATTCTCTATTTAAAATGGTTCTTCTGTAGTTTCTATAAACTCACACATAAAGTTAGCATACACTTGAGCCTGTGCTTCATTGAACTCATTGTTAAAGTAAAACTGAAATGCGTGAAACAGCTCGTGGTAAAACGTATTCCTCATTTGCTCGTCACTTACTGTAACAACTCCATCATGTTCTGTCTTTAGAGTTCTTGCTAACTTAATCATATTAGTAGCATCACAAAAATAACCGTAGTTATTATTAGGAAGAATTTCCTCTATAACTACGGTTATTTCTTGATTAGCTATTTTGAACTTGTCGGGAAGATTTCCTCCATTATTCATTTTCATCCTCTAATAAGTCTAGAAAGTCATCAGCATGTATTATCTCAGATGCTAAGGTACCTTCAATTTCATCAGTTGGTCCCTCATAAGGCAAGACTTCAGAAACTATGTATTCCTCTAATAGGCTTTCGCTGGGATCTTCTCCATCTAGCCATTCTATAAAATCTTGAGCATCAATATCAATTGTGTACTCTCTTTTAACCTCACAAGTCTCTTTAAAAATCAGTTCCATTCTCTATTTTCTTTGTACAGTTTATTTAGGTAATCTACAAACTCTTCTTTTCTCTCAAATAAGTCGTCTACGTCTGGAAGCTTCACCTTGTTAGCTATTCCATTATCATCATAGTATACAATATCTATACCACTTACACTATGACACAGCGTATCACACATTCCAGCAAAGATTAGAATATCATTCTCTGATAAATAATCCCTCAACCAGGGAAAATCTTCGTTTTCGTCTACATGATGTCCGTAATGTCCGTCATTCCAACTTTTTCCCTCTGAGAACTTGCCAGAATATTTGCTAACATAAGACAACACTAACAAAAGGAGTTCATCCTCTTCAAAAGAACTCTTGTCAAATTCTAGAGTATCTCTCATATAATCCCCATCGTTCGCATCGCACTCCACATATACTATATACAATTCCCTATTATTCGGAATAATAGAGTATTTAGCTTTCTTCAAAATATCAAACTTTTCGTATTTCATCGCGTATCAAGTACAATAAAATTATCACACATTTTTATAACATTCGCTCTTATTCCTCCCTTTAAAGCTCGTGTATCACACACTTCATACTTTTCTTCTAGGAGAGAGGCGTCTTCTTTAGTAATCTTTACCCAATAGACACCATTTTTCTGTTTAGAACCATTCCATATCAGATGCTTTACTAGCCAGATATAGCGTTTCTCTACATCATTCATTGTTAATAATAGATTTATAGATTTTCTCAGACTCCTTTAAGAACAACTCTGATATGTTTTCATCAGTAGTAAGTTCCTCCATAAAGATTCTTCCGAATTTTATATTGATAATACTCATAGAAGCCATAGCTTCTCCATAAACCCAATCCTTGAAACATACATTACTAGCTTCTATTCCGGTATATGTAAGTTTCCTGAGCATACATATAGAGCATATTTTCTTACACTCTTTTCCTATCTCTACTAATTCCGTTAATTCATCCGGACTAGCCTCTCCTATATCTCCAATCTTACTTAAATAGGCTGAAAATTTGGATTCTGACTCTTTGTCTTTGTAATACATAACAGAGTATACCCCACTAAATCGTGGGGCAGATTCTATGTCTAGAACAGCTATTTCAGAATCAGTAATAAATACATCGTCTATGTAATTAAAATAGACATTTCCTAGAAGGGTAGAATCTTCAAACTCAGTTGGGCATAACATTGCATATGCCTTTGTCCAGGTTTCCTCTTCTATATCCTGAACCTTGTGAGACGTATTAATCATTCCTATTTCGTATAAACTACACTCATCTGGAACTTGTAATTCCATATCGGCATAGTTACCTCCATAGTAATACTGTCTGTAGTTAATCTTTTTCATTTTTACTCATAGTCACGAATACACTTTAGAACAGGCTGTAATGGTGTTCCTTCATCAGATAGATAGAAATACTTAACAGTAGCCATCTTTCCAATAAGCTCTTTAAGTCTTTCTCTATACTGCTGCTTAAGCTCTCTGGAACCCATCGGCTTAGCCTTAAATTCTATACCATCTTCAGTTATTAACGTAAAACACATATCCTCTTCTCGAAGACCTTCTGATAAGCCAGTAATTTCAAACTCTGCATCCTTGTAGAATTTAAATTTAAGCATATCATTAGTACGTTTTCCGAAGCCATACTCTTTATCAGGATTTCTACATACTACTCCTTCCCAACCTTCTGATACATACTGGTCGTGGAGTTTCATTATATTCTCATATCCAGAAACCTTCTCCTGTGGAACTAATTGCATTTGAAGTTCTCCTTCTTCCCATTCTCTATTTGGGTCAAATCCAAGATTAAGTTCCTTTTGCAACTGCTTAAGAATCTCTAATCTATCTGAGAACTTCATTCCAGGAATCATGATGTCGTAAACATAATATTCAAGCCAGTCGCAGTCAACTGCGTTCTTCTCAAGACGAGCTGCTCCACTGATTTGTTGGAGGCTTTTACCATGTTTATACAACTCTCCATCAAGTATGTAAGCGGGATGAGATTCGAAGAACTTAAGCAATTTCTCATTTCTTCTGATATGACCTGTTGAATAGTCATAATTTCCCCCTCCCCTAGAAGCAGATAAAATCTCACCATCCTTGTAGTAGAAGGAACACCTAACTCCATCAATTTTTCGGCTAGCATACCAATACTTGACCTTATTGATTGAGGATTCTTTAACCTTATCTGCAGATTTTGCAAGCATATGCTTTGCAAATCCATTCTGGTCCGTCTTGATGTCTCCATAAAACTCCTCCAATTGCGTTTCACTGTAGGTTTCCGGATCATTTTCCATTTCCTTGTAACCTTTATCTAAATATTTCTTAAGCTCAGACTTAAACTGTAACTCAAGCTGCTCTCTATGCGTTCTACCAGCCTTACCCTTAGTAATAACGATTTCTGGCTGTTCTGTCATCTTTCCATGTAGCTGTCCAGTAACTCTATTTATTACAAATCCAGCTTTTTCTTCATCCCACTCTTCAGTAGTAGATAGGTATACAACTCTAAATTTACCAGTAGAGGCTTTGCTTAACAAATATTTAATCATGAATAGTTACCTTATAATCATCATAGTCTAATACATCATCTAGTCCACTGTAGTCATCATTCTCGATTAAGGTTTTCAAAAGCTCTTCATCGCTAACGAACTCTTCCTCTATATATTTCTTTAGCCATTCTTCCTGTAAATCTTCTCCTAATACAATATTTTTGTGTACTGTAATAGTGACTACTTTCTTTTTAAGTTCTTCTAGTGTCATTTCTGATAGTCCTTAACTAAGTTCCACAAATCATCTATAGTATCAGTAGGAATTATATTTCCGTCTTCATCATAAGCTTCATTAGGAAGACTATTTTTGAATAGTCCAGGCTTCTCAAACAACCACCAATTAACCCAGTCCACTCCTTCATCAGAGAACAATTCCGGAAGTACTGTATTTAAGAATCCCCAACCGAGTTCGGATATAGGAAGTTCAAACAAATCAATTCCAAAATCAGACCATCTATCCAATTCCTTAGAATAGTTCTGGGCATTTTCAATAAGCTTTACAAATCCTTCTTTAGTCATAGTAGTAATTATTTTAATATTCTTTTTGTAATATCTGTCTTCCAACCGCAATCGCACTCCTCGGCTGCTATCTTAAATGATTCCTCTAGGTCTCCACTTTCCATATACTCTGCAATTAATATATCAGTGTCTACATCGTATTTATCAACAATTCTTTCAGTGACTATCTTAACTGCAACACCTTCGAGTTCGTCATAGATAACATCTTCCAACTTACTCATTAATTCATCCCATTCATCACTTAGTTTAGCTGTGGTAGACTTGCTGTCTTCTTCTCTCATAGCTTCTTCGAGTTCTAATATTTTAGACCTCAATTCCTCTTTAGTCATGGTACTTTTAATACATTTTTAACAACAATTTCCTTTTTCATCTTACCAAATTGCTTCTCGATTTCTTCTGGAATATTCACTCGTATATCCATTAGAGAAGTTAGATACTTGACTTTGTCTCTTGTATCATCAATAAAGTGATAATTAGTTTTGATTTGATTACTAATGTCCTCAACTCTCCGCATGAGACAAAGTATTAGGGCTAAATTACATAACCCCAATACCATTAATATCCATATCATACTCCGGTATGTCCAAATCCCCCTTCTCCTCGTTCAGTGGAAGGTAATTCTTCAACAACTTCCCATTCTATAGTTTCATGCTTAGCAATAACTATTTGGGCAATTCTTTCTCCATCAGTAATTCTAACTGGGACATTAGAAGTGTTCACTAATACAACTCCAATCTCTCCTCTGTAGTCGGCGTCAATGGTTCCAGGTGAATTAAGGACAGTAAGTCCCAATTTTAATGCAAGACCGCTTCGTGGTCGAACTTGCGCCTCGTAACCCTTAGGTAAAGCTATAAACAATCCAGTCGGAATCAAACATCTACCTCCGGGCTTTATTTCAATAGTAGAAGCAACGGGAATACTAGGAACTCTTCTATCAGTAAGATTTCCTTCCTTGTCTACCACAAATGGACCATTTGGATCTTCAATTTTACTAATAGCTACAACATCAGCATCGAAAAAGAATTTCTCAGGCTTATTGTCTACTAACTTAATTCTACTAAAGTCTCCTCTAATATCCATACCTGCTGATAAGGGAGTTTCATACTGAGGAAGTTGATGTCTTGATTTATTAATTATGAGTACTTTCATGTAATAAAATAAATTCAGTTAAATAAAATCTTGCATCTATAACACACTTAGGAACTAGTCCTTCTAGGCTTAAATTAGATCTTAGGGCATCTCTTACAACAGTAGCCGATATACCTTCTTCTACCTGTTCTCTTGCCATGAGAGTCATTGATATATAACCCTTCAGCATAAACTTTGGAAACCATGTTGTAATAATTTCGTATCCATCGCTATAGTAGATATTAAAATGGGACTCTTTTATAATACTAACTATGTTAGCATATAAATAGAATCCCCAATCCTGAGAGTTATCAGACTCATCAGTCAAATCATTAAGAGGCTGAATGATACATCTACTAAGTAAACCTTCGTCCTCTAAGGCAGTTTCTAGTAATTTTATCCTAACCTTTATAGGAATAGGATTACGCTTGTTTACTTTATCAGCACTACCAACTAACAAAAGAACCTTATCGTTCTCTGAACAAGCTTTTTTAATTAAAGCTAGGTGCCCATTGTGAATGGGCTGAAACCTAGCTAAAATAACTCCATATTTCATTTCTGATCTTTTGGTTTTATCTCTGTTGTTTTAATTATTTCCCTAAAGTCGAGCAATTTCCAGTTCTGCCTCTTATACTTCTTATGGTCTTGTGCGAAATCCTTTAAATCAGATTTGTTACAAAACAAAGCAAAAGCATAATCAACTATAATTTCAGAAATCTTTTCGTAGTTCTGCTCCTTATTTGTAGTCAAGTTGAGAATTACATCATCAATTTCTAAATCTGGACAGTTGTATTTAGCTGGAATATAGTTTTTGTCGTTATAATAAACGCAAACAATATTTGTAAATTTTCTAATCATATTAAGCTAGTTAATTCTCTTAATTTAATAGGAGTAAATTCAAAGTTAAACCAATCTCCGTCTATGGTCTGAAACATATGAGAATCCCAATCTATTGTTGTAATCTTTGGGACTGTTTTCACAGGATTACAATTAATGATTACAGGAAGTCCTACCTTAAATGCTCCAGTGATACCATCATAGACCTTTCCGGCACCAGATTTGTGCCAAACCTTTATTCTACCATGTTTAGAGTGGAGAAGATCTTCCTCCTCACTAGTGAAATCTTTGAAGATGTTCTCCTCCAAACCCTTTATCAGAAGACACTTTTTACTAAGAATATCAGATACATCACTCTTTTCTACCATATACAGTATAATTATTTAATGTTTTAAGTATCTCATCTATAGTACAAGTATTAGCCTCACTATAAAAAGCCATTACTGGTTCTGAATCATTATTGATGAGCACTGCAAAAGGAGTATGTCTAGCACTAAAGCCTCCTTTAATTTTAAAAGCCTTCTTTCTCTCCTTAAATAAACCTTCATGATAAGACTCTAATTCAATTAATGGATAGTTAGGAAGAATACTTTTCAGCTTGTCAACCAATATTTGACTGTCGTCGTCATACACTACTTTAAGAATCATTTCCAAAAACGTGATGTGATGTCTTTAGTTATGGGTTTTCCATAACTATTATCTATTTGAAGCATTACTTGGTTAGTAGTTCTACTGCTGAGGGGTCCTTTTTCTTCAATATATGGTCCAAGTTTTATATAATCAAAATTATTTAGATTAATACTCTTAGGTAGACTTTCTCTACCACTATACCAAGCAACCTTTAAATCTGGATAGAAATCCTTAAGGTAACTAGCTAATACATTAACTAGTGTTGGGTCTGAATCTCCTCCCATCATAGAAACACATGAAATACCAGGGGACTTTTCTATTAGTTCGTCAATGTGAATTACAAAGTCGTCTGAGTATCCTTTTGGATATTCTATTAGGGGATTGCCAATATCCTCTGCCAAATATGAAGAATGACACCCCGGACAATGACATGGACAATTAGATATATTTATTGCTAAGGTAATCTCGTCTGGAATCTCCTGAAAAACTACCTTGGTGTCTACATACTTTAACATATCTCTTCTATTTTTCTATTATCAGTGTCTAATAAGAAACACCTTCTTACGTCCAGACAAGCCCATTTATCAGTGATAATAGGCTCTGACTCTAATTGAGTATGTCCAAAGATTTGATAGCAGGTATCTTCTCTATCTCCCTCAGAGACATCACTCCATACCATGCTTCCAGTATCTTGGTCTCCGCCTCTCAGAAATGATACCTTCCATAAGAATGGAACTAACTCTCTAGTAGTTAAGGTAGTAAATCTTTCAATATCATATTCTGGAAGATATGTTCTCAACCAATCTCTGGTAATGCCAGCATGAGTGAATAAATAATTTCCTTCTCTAAAATAGAGTCTAAATAGCCCTATATTTGTACTAAATAAGTTTTTGATTTCAAACTCGTTTTCATAATCATATCTGGATGCACTTCCAAAATCGAAACAGTAAGCACAATCGTGATTTCCCAACAATAGTACAACCTTGTCAGGATTATCGTTTTTGAACTTAATTATTTCCTCAAACTCTTTAATGGCATTAAGTCTAGAGATACATTCCCAAGGGTACGGATCTAGGTAGTCTCCTAAGAAGACTACCTTATCCACACTGTTTATCATTTCTTTGGCTTTATGCCAAAACTTTCTCCCATGAACATCTGGGACAATTAAAATTTTACTCATTTATACACTTTTTGAATAAGTTCTCTTTTCAGCTTCTATTCTTCTATCCTTACCAAATGCAGTAATAGGTCTTAGATAGCCAATAATTCTAGTATACTGGGTAATATGCTCACTTCCACACTTTGGACATACTTTGATTGGGGCTTTTACAATATGTTTACAATCCTCACACTTACTGTTCGGAATATTAAACGTAAAGTAGTTAGTTCCTTGTTCAATAGCAAAATCTATGAGCTTCAAATACTGCTTCTTAGATAAATGTTCCTCTAGGTTTATGTGAGCTGCGCTACCCCCATCAGTATATTGATAAGTCTGTCTCCCATGAAGTATAAACTTATCTAATACAGAGGTATCATCATGGGCATTATAAAAATAGCTATTGTACAAATTCCTATCTTCTGGAACCCAATATCCATCTTCTTTATCCCATCTATAATTTTTACCACCAAGTCCCTCTGCTGGAACAACTTCAGAATTAAATAGGAAAGGTCTTTTCTTATCGTGGATGGAATGAATCTTATTCTGCTCCTTAATAGTTCCGAGGATTAGCTGCAAGAACTCGAAATACTCTGGATTATTAGATACTTTCAGTCCCAGGAACTCAGCAGCTTCATTCAAACCATTTAAACCAATAGTACTGTATAGGTCTTTAATATTGATATATCCACCATTAGAAGAAGCAAACATCTTCTTTTCTTCCCATTCATAGAGCATAGTCTTATAAGTAATGTGATACTTATAAACTCTTTCTAGAATATTCACTAAGTATTTCTTGAGCAGTGGAATATTGTCTTTGCAATGAAGAAGATTCTTATCTCCCTCTTCACTCCACCAGGTGGTTTCTTCCTTAGCCCAATCCTGAACAATTCTGTTAATGTTTAAAGTAATTACATTACAAGAACCAGTTTTCACTCCAGTCATACCAGAGGTAGGACTAAATGTATTCTCCGCCAATTCATTACGAAGTCTACAACACGAAGCTAGACTATCTGCACTATCAGAAATATAAGTAAAGAAACTATGACCTTGTGCATACATTTCTGCACACAAATCTTTGTATTCCTTATCTATAATATCTTTTCCGTCATGCACCATAGCGAAAGTTTCAACTGGGAAGGTTAGTACCTGTTTCAAACGCAGCTTGTTGAACCAAGACATAAATAGTCTTTGCAATGTATCAATCGCACTCCACTCCGGTTTCGTTCCATCTGGATAATAAAACTCTCCAAACAAGGACTCGAAGTATGTCTTATCATAATATGATACATTAGTAAAGGGCGACTGATAGCTTCTATTTCCAGCAGGCTGATTAATTCCCCAAACAAATTGTTTGAATGCTTTGAGAATACTGTCTTTAATAGTACGCTTAATGAGTGAATGCTCGGAGGTACATATACAGCCAAGCTTTTCATACCATTTTTCTCCATATTCAGCTATGATGTAATAATTAAGAGCAATGAAGTAGCTTCCCACAGCTACTGCTCCTTTACATTGAGAAGACAGTAGAAATACTAGATTAGTAACCTGTCCACTGAATGACTGCAAATCATTAGGAGGACCTGGAGTAACTCCGTCGATATTGCCTACTCCTTCAAGCATTAAGGGATATAATGAAACTGCCATACAATACTGTTTAAGTACTGAGGTAGAAGCTTCATCATGAGTATAGATAATATGACTATCTAAGTCTCTAGCATATTGGGAAGATAATTCAGGATAAAGAAGTTTTAATTTCTTCTTCATACGATAGCGTTGAATTTCTCTGTTTTCGCGCTTTCTGTCTTCACTTTCTAATGTAGCAACATTCTTAGATACAACATTAGCATTTCCATCTGTTTCAGATGAAGTGGCTGCATTTTCAGAACTATTTATATAGTTGTCTTGATAACTAATCTTAGCTATGATTTCTCTAAGCCTAGATTGCTCACTTCTATATTGAGAATAAGCCGAGGCTACATCATCATAACCATAGTCTCTCAAGGTCTCAATTACAACATCTTGAATTTCTTCAATAGTAATTCCATCCCATAAATGCATATCTGATACCATAGCATTAATAACGTCTCTGTTCTCATCTGGGCAGCAGGCGTTAAATGCCTTAGATATTGCTTCTACTATTTTATTACTATCAAACTCCTGTAAACTTCCGTCTCTTTTTACTACCTGCATATTAAATACCCATTACGTCCTTAATTAACAATGTCTTCTCAAATTTATTAACCAAATCTCTCTTATCTTGGGTAATCAGGTCAGTAAATGCGTTATACACAGTAAATCCGTCTACAACATTGTCCGTCGTATAATACTTAGATTTTTCATCATAAAATAAATCTTTATAAACGTCAATCGGAGCAGATTCAGCTAATTTTACAGAACCAAATCCCATATTGATTTTAGAATTGATGCAATTATCAACCCAGTGGCCTAGGTCAGCGTATATATCATCTTTCTTATATTCCATCTCTGAAAGCTTCTTAAGCATCAAGTTAGTTTCGTCTGTCATTGACATAGCATTTCTCAAAAAGCTATAGTTAATAGCAGATTCAGGCTCTAGCTCAGAAACATTTAACATTTCTGGATTAAATACACAAAGATTTAGACAAGCCATATTCAAAGCTCCTACATAGAACTTAACTAATGGTTTACGAGTATCTAGAGCATAAATCATACTGATTACTCTCTTATGATTGTCCCAAGCATATTCGTCAGGTAAAACTCCTTGAATCCAAACTCTATTGTATATTACATCGTCAAAATTAATCTCCCCGTCTTTAGTAAGTGATATTTGGTCGGCAGGCTTAGCATTAATGATAAAGTTATCAGTCATCTTAGATACTCTGTCTATAAACGGAGTCACATAAGCTTCTGTAGTAAAATACTCCTTATCCTTAATTCTAGTTGCCTTTCCCTGCATCAATTGTTCAATCGTCAATTCCATTTATTTCTTCTTTTAATATACTATTAAGTATCTCTCCAGTGTCTGCCAAATCTACTCTGTCTGGCATCATCTCAAACGGTAGGTCATCTGCATCAAAATCCAGCATAATTTGCTTCATATTAGATGTCTTATCTCCCCAATACTCACTTGGGGAACTTGTAGCTTTAGATATTGAATCTTCTAAGGTATTAATTAATCTTTTAATATCTTCAGTCATAGTTGCATGACATACAAACTTCGGAGTTGTTATCAAAAACATCCCAAAGTGGTCAATAATGAATTTATTGATATCTGTATAACCAAACTCCTCCGCCAAATCTTTTAATTTTTTACTAAACTTGGTATATTGGTAGTTCTTTATTTTGAAGTAATAACCTATATCTTGAAGAAGTGCTTTCTTTAGGCAAGTTTTGTATCCTCTCATAGTCCTACCCACAACAGAATCCCCTACTTTGCATTCGTGCAATATAAAGGTTATTTTTCCATCTTTGAAGTACCATCCAAATCCATCTGTCCAACAAAACTTTAGTAGTATACATTCCCCATTAGAGGATGTGCTTATACCTAGTTTTACTGCATCTTCTAACATAGGTTCATTACTGACTACCCCATTCTCGTCCAAAGCATTATACAGGATTTCTTCACCTGTGTACCGTTTCCATTTATCCATTTAATCGTTAATTAGTTGTTACACTTTCATAATTAAATTACGTTTTATATCTATCAAACTTAAATTTATCTCAAAATAAAAAAGGAAGACCACCCTAAGGTAATCTTCCTTTTAAAACTTATATCTTTAAGAAATTAGGCTTCGATACCGAAAGCAATCCAAGTACCGTTCTTAGTGTTCTTAGAAGGAGTATATTGTGCAGTTGCTACTACAGCTTGTCCCTCAACAACATCCTTAGTCTTTACTAACTCAGCATTTCCTTTGTACTTACCGCTCTTATACAGCTCCTTAATTGCATTCTTAGCGTCAGCCTTGTTAGTATCAACCTGACAAACTACTGTCTGAGTTTCCTTGTCAATCCACTTGTAGAATGTTTTAAACTTACGTTTTCCATCACCCTTAACATCGTCAATCTTATACGGACGCTCACGAGTGTCAGCAACAGACGATTCAACAGTAATCAAATAACCAGCACCAGGGCAGTTCTTACCTTTCTTTGCAAGATATTCAAGCATGAACTCTTTTACATCACGCTCTGTGATACCCTTAGTCTGTTTAGCTTTCCAATTTTTGTAAGCCTGTGTTGCATCTCCGTTTACGTGGAACAATGTGCTTTCTACTTGTGCGATTGCTGCTTCTTTGCTTTCTGCTACTACTTCTACTTTCTTAAAATTCAAAATCGTTGTACTCATAATAAATAAAAAATTTTAAACATAAATCATTAACATATAATCTAGAACTATTTTTCTGTATCTAATCAGTATCGTTTCCCTTACTGATGTAATCAATTATACTTCGTAATTTAGGGAAACCCTAATCTTTAAATGTTAATTTGATCTTAAAGGATGTTAAAATTTTTAACATTAAAATGGTACATAATTGTCTAGCAAAATTTTGAGTTGTTTGGGCATATCCTTGGGCTTTATTCCAAAGTCAAGGAAAGTATTACACCCATACATTAAATCCTCGCAAATGGCCCCTAGGGACTTCAGGAAGGTATTTTTTTCCACCTCCCCAAAGTCGTTACCTACTTTTAGGAGAACATCATAACAAGTTACTTTTTGACCTTTTTTCCTTAACTCATTAGTTATATAACAAGTGAGAGCAATACAAGCTAGTTTATCTCCCATATTGCTATTTAGGTAATTTAAGGTAAAGTATTTGCTATAAATTGCTGACAATTTTTCAAAGCTGATATTTTGAAGGTCGTTCATCCAGAGAATAGTCTCTATAACCTATCTGATATGCTACATACTTCAATAGAGTTTTAAACTCATGAAATCCCTCACGTAATTCTCCATAAGTAACCGGTCTAACCTTACTATAAAAGTTTGGAATAGTAGAAACTACCAAGTAATTAGCTTGGATTTTAGGATTCTTTAGGTGATAGAACTTCTCAGCACATAGCTTCAGAAGATATAAATACATTGCAAACTCTCTACTGTAATGAAACTTCTTGATATTATTGTCAATTTCACTGACAATCTTACCAATAGTTTTTATATCATTCACTACAATAGTGTTAGTCTCCATATCTATGGTATAATTATCTAATTTGGACTTTAAGTGCAAAATGAACTTCTTGCCGTTGGGACAAGTAGCTTCCACGTCCAATAAAATAGCTTGCTCATTTTCAGAAATAGGTGTTTTAGTTATCCCTTCAGGATGTAAAAGTTTCTGTACTTGCTTATTGCTATTTAATGCAGCCACACAAGATTTTACGATTTCTAGTGACTTATTATCAAGGTATATAATTTCCTTATCCTGAGCCAAATCAAATTCTTTAAGCTGTCTATTCTTCCAATAATTGGTAGATGCTTCAATAACAGACTTAGCTAGGTCTTTGGTAAGTTTTCCTTTGTAATATTCAACTTTATCTGAAGCAGCCTTCACATCATCAAATTTTACATCTCCCTTAAGGAAAACTGGATAAAGCTCATTAGCCATCGCTCCCAACTTAGCAGTCGGTTTACCAATGTCTTCTGAAAGCTCAAAACTATCTGGCTGTAACACGAGTTCGTGTACGGCACTACCAAGCTCAAGTGCAGAAGAGAAGGTATTTTTAAATCCAGTGAAAAATTTATCTGGATTTCCATCTTGCCTAGGATTAATTAATCCCAAACGAGAATTACTTACATATCCACTATATTGCTCGGAAAAATACACCTTATCACTTATCTTCTCTAACCTTAGCGTGTCTAGCAGAGGTCTAAGCTTGATGTCTTTTAATTCCATCCTAAAGTCTCTAATTCTAATTCATATGCAAATCTAATTTCGTTAATATCTAAACTATAAATGCGAAATAATGGGTCTCCATTCTGATTATGGGGTCTGTCAATTAACAGGGCTGGAAGACCAGAATTGATAGCCATTTGTACATTACTAATACTATCATCAATTAATACATCGCATTTGCCTTTTATCAAGTCAGCCTTATTTCCATGCTGATAATACATTTGATAAATAGGTCTTATGGGTAAATTGTATTTAGCTAGACAATTCCTAGTATAAACCTTACTGTTTATTCTCTTTGTGGCATAAATATATGGTTCAAAATTTGGTTTCTCTAGCAAGGGTAAATTTTCCCAAAACTCCTTATTATAGCGAAGACTTACTACGTTCCGTGTAATTACGTGTTCAACTAAATCAGATTCCCTTGGAAATAGAGCCTTGTAAGCTCCCCAAAAGTCAAAGATAGTATCATCCAAGTCTAGTGCTATTCTCAATGGATTACATAAATTCATTTATCTCAGATACTTCTCCTAAATATATCCCATGTTTATCGGCAAGTTCTTCGCAGAAATCATCATAATCCAGAAGATCATCTAAATCGTCGTACTTATTTATATACATACTCTTTATTTTTTCTTCACAATCCTCGTAGCTTCTAGCTACCACTTTACCAATTCTACAGACTTCATCTGTATGCCATGGAAATAAATATGTGTTCATAACTCGATTACTTCAATAACATTTAATCGCTTCTTAATTAAAAGTTCAAGGTCTTCTCTATCCACGTAGACAAAGTGACTCTTTTTCAAATCAGATAATGTAGAGTCAAATTCTAGAGAAAATGCTTCCTCAGTTCTCCAATTCTTCTTAGCTGTCCTCAAATAGAGGGCATACTCGTCATCAAAGTCATTAACTACACAGTTCTTAATCGTAGGAATTGGACCTTTAACTATTAACTTTTTCATTTCTTAAGCAATTCATAAAAATATTCTATAGGTATTACAGCTACTTGACCCACGCTAGGTGCCCCGTTCTTTCCTGCCTTCTTCCAACATATACAGAACGGTTTAGATTTATCACTACAAGCGTCCCTAATGTCAAAATAGTTTGGCATATTTTGGGTAAACTTGGCTTGGATATTAACTGGAAGTTCATTGTTCATATCAACAATATCTATTTTGTCAGCATCAGCCAGTTTGTTCTGGCTTCTACTAGATACACATCCTTCATATCCAACATCTCTCAATTTATGAATTATTTCTAACTCATATTGAGAACCTTTTTGTTTACTTTTCTTCGCTTGCTTACTTCTTCTAACTGCAGGATCTGCCCATTCAAAGGTAATTCCATCTTTCGATTTAGCTCCAGAGCCAGGTTTATTAGCCCTAGCTTTAATAGAGTTTATCTCTAAGCCAGTTACTTCTGAGGCTTCTTCTATAGTTTCGAAGGTTTTCTTTTCTCCATTTTTAAATGTAGCTGTAACACTTGTATTAGTCTACTTTTTCATTCCGTTTATTCTATTTATTTTTTCATTAACTTTACATCTCTAGGGTTTCTCTAGTCAATAACGAGTTGCTCATTTATAAAGTCCAATAAGTCTTGTGTATTTACACACGCTCCGGCTGGAAGCTCACACCTATATACTGTCTGTCTAGGAAATTTGGATATTAGTGCTTCTTCGTCTCCAGAAATAAAGTTTTCTCCAGTATCATTAATTACTACGTAAAATACCATTTCTTTTAAATTTGTCAATAGTTAACTTAATCAACTCCTGAGTAGCTTTTCTTCCATAGTCCCTATAGTAATCACTTATATCCTTAGCTCCTGTGTTTCTGGGAATCATTGATACGATTAATTCTGGATGTTGTTTCCTAATCTTATTAGTAAAACGAACTCCAGTTAGGTCATTATCATATAGCAACACAATGTATTTGAATCTCTGCTTTAATTCTTCTAAAACTTTGTCAGAAACAAACTGAGTCTCAGAGTTGGGAGCTATAGCTGGTATTCCTAAAGAATATAAACACATTACATCTTTCATAGACTTAGTTATTACTACCAGTTTTCCAGTCTTAGCTAATTGTTTATAGCCTTGAATAGTCTTAGTAGAAACATTACCTATGAATCTAAACTCCTTTCGTTTTGGCATATAAATACGCCATTGCTCGATGTTCTCTTTCTTCCCAAAATAATATCCATAGATAGGACTATGTTGGGCAGACTGTGCATATATATTTCCATTTAAGAATACAGTACTACAACTGTATACCTTAAACCTATGTAGAATATCTTTAGTAATACCAAAGCTTCCCCACCACTTCAACTCAGGTTCTGAGAACTCCTTAGCTTCTATTTGGATGAAGGTTTGTTTTTCTTCCTCAAATTTCGGCTGGATTTTTACTGCAATCTTCTTTACAGGAGAATCCTTAGTATATCCAAAGTCCTTAGCTATAATCTTTAAAGCAGTGTGATAGTTACAATTATACTTTTCCATAACTACCCCTTCGAATGTCAAACATTTTCCGGAAGCAAAGTCCTTAAAATATAAGTTTCCAGATTTTCCTCTAAAAAAGCTGCAGGTGACATGACTGTCACTACGCAAAGGAGACTTGAACAGTCCTTTCTTAACTGGAATACCCAGATAATAAGTCATGTAAGTCTCCTCATTGTTCTTAGATAGAAGAAATTCCTTAGTAATTTTGGGTTCAAAAGTATAATCAAACATAGTCACTAAGGAATTTATGAATTACTCTACTAACAAATCATTATAGCAAGTTGTCAAGATCGAAGTCATTTCCTGGTGCAGCATCTACACCGGCAACATCTGCAATCGGGTCTTCTGACTTCATTTCGGTAGGCTTAGCTTTCAGATACTTCTGACGTTCTCCCTCCTCATAGTCAGAGAAGAACAGCTTGTCACCAATATAGTTATCAGAGATGAACGACTCACCTTGTTTGTTAATACCTACGATACGAGGTATATCAGCAACTACTTTACCATCACGGTTTCTACCAATCAACTTCAACTTAGTCTCTGTACCTTTAACTTTTTCAGTTATAGTAATCAGAGCCTTAGCTACATCATCGAAGCTCTTAAATTTAGAGCTAGCTGCTTGCATCTTTTCAAATCCTGCAGGATTGAGAACCTGTGCAGTCTGCTTAACTACAGCCATCAAAGTCTCGAAGTTGGAAGGCATGATAACCTTTCCACCATTCTTACTATCAAACTCACGTCTCTCATCATCGCCAGCTTTAGGGAAGAATTGGGTTACAGAGAAGTAACCCTCTTCGTTCTCAAAGTTGATTGCTAGAACTTTATAATGAGCCGTTGGATCCTTTTTACCATCAAATTCTTTGATTTCACATCCCATGAATTTTACATCATGGATGTTCCAAGGAGTTAAAGGACGACGTGTGTTTCTTACTGCTGAGTCTGCTGATATACCAAAATTAAATGCCATAATTAATTCAAATTAAAATCAAATTTTTCTAAGTCTTTGTCATCTTCGTCTATGTTTATATTATCTAATGATTCTATATCGAGTTCATTCTCAATATCAATTATCTCATCAGGTACAGAGTTTTCTTCCTGTATCTTATCTCCTACTAGATAATAAATTCCTTTATCCTCTGTAGGCTCTAGTTTAAAGGTAGTACCATAAGCTGAGAGCTTTTCATTAGCTGCACCTCTATAACTTACAGTATTACTCTTTGTTAACTTGTTTCCACTTTTAGTTCCAAAAGCGGCATCAGTTCCAATAATAGGAACTGCTTTCTTATCCTTCTTCTTATACTTGATGTCTACTCGACAATCTGCACAAACCTGTAATAGGTCTACAGCTCCCTGAGTTAATATTAACTTGTTGGAATCAAGCGTAATAATAGGATCTGGATTAGCATCTACCTTGGCTGCAGAAGCCTTAGTAGATGTCTTGGTAGCACTTTTCGTTGCCTTAGTGTCAACAGAAATTTCTTCTTTCCCAATATAGGTGATTTCACCAGTTTGTTCATTCACCTCGTAGTGAAACAGTATGTCTAACTTCATTACTCTCCTTCATTATAAGCGTCAATAACATGGATAATCTCATTCAAATCATTGTCAATCTCTAGGTCTTCAAACATACCAAAGGATGTCTTAGCCACACAAGTACCATCATTATTAGTGATTAACTTGTACTCCATTCTACCAGAATCTCCCTCACTTACCTTAGTGAAGAAAATATAAGTAAACAGACCTTCCAGTGTTACCTTTTCAGACAACAACTTTCCAACAGTTTTAATGACAAACTTAGGATTTACATTGTCTCCAACATTCTCCGAGTGTGTCAAGAAGATCATCTTACAATCCTCTCTCATCTTTTCTGAATATCTCAGAATTTCCATAGCGTGTTGAGCTAGCTCACTAAATTTGGTATAACCAACTTCTGTTGCTCTATCAACGAACTCATAAGAGAGAACATATTGGAAGTCATCGATAATTACCTGTTTAATTTGAGGCATCATCTTGTCAATAATTTGAAGAATTTTCAGAATTTGATCCCATTTGGAACTAACGTAATAGTTACCACTTACGTTCTTTCCCTCTATTTTAATAGGGATATACTTCTTTTTCCATGCTCTAAAGGGGAGCGGTTTACCCGTAGTACTTATAATAAAAGTCTCTTCGGGATTAAGATTTCTTAAACTTGTACTCTTTCCAGTACCTGATTCACCTACGATAGCAATTGTTTCAGCAGCCATTATTCTAATGCAAAATTAAAGTTTTCATTTGAATCATCTAATTCTGTAATATCATCTAGCTCCTGTTCTACTATAGAACTATTATCTTCTAGTATATAATTTGGGTTTGTATACCTTTCATAATCATAAATTTCATCGGGCTTTGGAAGCTCGTGGAACATATTAATCCAACCAAAGAAGTTTACTCCAACCTCAACATCACAATCACCATATCGGTTCTTAAGTACCATTATACTTCTAAAATAAGAATTTAGATACTCAATATTATAATGTTTATAAGTTTTCAATCCATCCCTGTGCGGATTATACAATGCAATCATGATATTACAATCCTGCACAGTATTACCAGAGTCTTTAGCATCATGAATAGTAAACGCACTCTTTCCCTGCTTAAACCTTTCAATATTTCCTTGCTCTCTATTAGCTTGCTGTATTACTACAGGACTAACACCACACTTATCTCTAAAGAAGAGAAGATAGCTAGAAAGTAAGTCTATGTCAGGTTTAGTACCAACTAGACCAATATGGTCTACTACGATATTATAGATAAGATTAGGATTATTAGGCTTATATAGGAGTCTCGTCTCACTTTCAGAAAAAGTTCCCATTTCTTCTAACCTAGTTTTCAAGATAGCATACACCTTTTTTGGAGATACTTTCTTGTCATAGATTTCCAGCTTTTTACTAATCTTATCTACCCAGGGCATACATTGCTTAACTAGGTCATAATGTTCCTCTGACAAAATATATTCCTTTTCTCTTGAAAGAATCTTCTTAAAAGATAATTGTATTCCATACGTTTCGAAGATGTATATGGATAATAGCTTAATATATAAGGCTACTTCTCCCATCTCTAGACTAAAATATAATACCTTAAAATCATCATCATCAAGATGTTCCATTAGTGGTCTATAAACATAAGCATAAAGGGCAAATGAAGTTTTACCTGCACCAGAGTTAGATAGAATCAGTGTGTAGGTTTCCCTAGTAACTCCATCAATAATACTCTCTAGTTTAGGAAGCTTCATAGATATACCATGATTTAACCCCAATCTACCTCTATCAATTTCATAAAGAAGTTTCTCAGAAATCATAGTAATCTCATGGAATCATAATTAACTCCGCCTTCATCTTTTAGTGCTTCAAGTTCTTCCCACTTATGGTCTATTACAAAGTTAGCGATAGTGGTACATAGAATATTATGCTCTCTAGCCCACTTTACTAGCTCTATAATTTGATTATGAATTTCTGGCTTCCATCTGATGGTCCTACCATAAAACCTATAGAAGTCTTCGATGGTATCAAATTTCTTAGACACGCTTCTAAGACCCACTTGTGAATTATTAACTATCCCGAATTGAGGATAGGTATCCCATAATTCCTTACCTAGCTCAAATGAGCATTTGTAGAAATCTTTAACCACATTTTTGTTTAGTGGAATATCTAAGGGATTAAATACACTTCCTTTTTCAGGAATTTTATAGGATTTATGAATAATTCCAGCATTGCGAAGCCCAGTTAATAGTTCTATTGTAAAACCACGAGCACATACTCTAGAGGAGAAATACTCATGGACAATTTCTGGTTCGTCGCCTTCTTGGGCAATAAGAATAATTTCTAACAACAACAACTCGCTCGGATTTATACTATATTTCTCACAAAACAGAAGCTGTTGTTTCAATTCAAGATTTCTCACGTGTACAAATTAATAGATTTTCTACTAATCTATACACTAAGTCTAGTTTACCTGTTAAGGTGTTAAAACTTAGTTACGTGATAAACTTTAGTCCTCAACTTTCTCGTTGGCGGTTTCAAGAAGTACTGCATAATCCTTCTTTAATTCCTTCAACTCAGATGTCAGTTTACTAACTTTAGCTTCTAGCGACTTACATTTCTTAGTAAGTGCAGATTTCATCTCATTATACTCTTTCTTAGTGTAATAAGTTTCCATAATTAAAAACGATAAGTAAAATTTTGTATTTTTTTCTTATAAGGCTCATAGGGTTCTCCCCTTAGAACTTTCATAAGATTCTCTTCATCAATAGTTATATAATTCACTCCTTCATGTGACTTCTTGTACCATTCACACTCTACAGTGTTTTCAATAACAATTGTGAACATTTCAGCATACTTAGTAGGTTCTTCCTTACGTATTACCCTACCAGTTCTCTGCTTACTCTTTATAGGACTGGAATCTAGACCAAGAACAATACCAACAGATAAACCCTTACAGTCCAAACCCTCATTAGCTAGCTGGACGCTATTAAGCACTCCAGAGCTAAGTGTGGAAAATTCCTCTATAGTTATTCTGTTTTTCTTTTTACTCTCTCTTCCAGTATAAACGTATCCTATACCTATGCTTTCAGCCATTTTCACATTAGCTGAAAAGGTAATGATTTTCTTATCGGACCTATACTTGATTATCTCCTTGGCTATTTCTAGCTTCTTAGCATGATTGTATATGAACTTTTTCCTACTCTGCAAAGCTCTCATAAATGCCGTAGCATGAAAAGTAATTTCTTTGAAGACTTCTTTCCTATCCAGCTTGCTGTTTCGGTTACATAGTTCGTCCCTATACTTAGCCCTATTGACAAATCCGTTTTGACCTAACATACTCATAACTAAGTCAAAATCAAAGTTAAAATATTCAAAATGTTGAACAAACTCCTTGTTATATTTTCTATACAAGTCTATGTCGTCCACCGTTATTATAACTTGATATTCTGAAAAGTTTGATACCCAACCATTGGCTTTGGCTACTTCTATAGAAATATTATCAATCTCTGGACAGTATTTTTCTATGATACTGTGCTTTCCATCGAGTCTCTCTATAGTAGCAGTTAAGCCAAGAATAAGTTTATATTTTACCTTAGTAAATACAGAAGAGAAAGTATCAGCAGGACATCTGTGAATTTCATCCAGAATTAGAAGGTCACAATCATACCCGTTCTTTGCCATGGAATTAATAATTCCAACTTCGACATTCAATCCATATCCCAAACTGTCTAGGATTCCAGACCATTGTTCTTGCAAAGTAGAATTTGGAACGACTACTAATACCTTGATAGAAGGATACTTAGAAATAAGTTTTCCTATAATAATAGTAGCAACCCTAGTCTTTCCATACCCAGTACAAGCAACTATTGTACCTCTTCCTTTGGACTTAATCCACTTTTTGACGGACTCCTCCTGCCGCTCATCACGAGTGACAGGAGTAAAAAGGTCCTTCATTAGTCTATATTTCTAGTGATGTCCCAACCTTTAAGTTCGGCAACTTTCTTAATTTCTTCCATTTTGTCCTTCCACTGTTTGGCTTGACTTTCACATTGATTCTGGAAGCGATAAAGAACCTTGCTCGACAACAGTCTCAACTGATCACTAGTTAAGTTTGCATATTTATCTCGTTTCAGTCTACACATCGATCTAAACTCAGCATAACTTAATCCAGTATCACAGATTTTAAGAGCAATAGAAGGATTCAAACGAAGTTCCTTACTTACCACCAAAAGTCTATTGACAGCTTTACCTGTTACAGGGTCTTTACGATACAAGTCCTTTTGCATTTCTTGCTGTGTAAACCAAAGTCCCATCTTGACAATGAAATTCAACGTCAAATGAGAGTTATCAAACAATCCCAAAGAATCCAGACAAGCGTCCATAACTAAACTTACAGGTACTTCTCTAAACTCTACAGGGATACCATTAAGAATATTTCCAATAGGATAAACTTTAATAGCCTCATTGGTCAAAATCTCTTTATTATTCTTGATGGTAATTCTCAGGTCTTCCAAACAGCGAGTGTTTGTGTATTGTTTCTCAGCTCTAAGCCATCTAATAAGAAGCTCTGCTCGACATCTCTGTATTTGATCGGACACTATATCTAGTAATGTTAAACGACCCGGATTCTTGGTATCCGAGTTGTACAACATTTGTTCACAGTGGTTATAGAAGCGTTTCAGCTGGTCATAATCAGCATCCACTAACTTTATTTCCTCCTGGACTCCATTTACTTTAGGTCCTTTCCATACATAGCTATTAACATCGTTTGCTTTATCATTCAAAGCCTCTCTCAGCTTATCTCCTAATACAGTCATAAATTATTCTTTAAAAATACTTCATAGTTCATCTAATTTTAATGTTAATCTAATAATATTTGTCCACATTCTAGAGACGGTTTTTCATGAATAAATTTCAGGAAAATTATGTTTGTCTCCTTATATGGAACGAAATCTGTACCATCGTACCATTTATCGATGCCTTCTTCTACATATCTCAGAGATACATATCCAACATCACCTAATTTCATAGAACACTGGTTCCAATTCGGAAATCGAACACACATTATGTCTTTGTAATCTAGATTATCATATTCTAGACGTTCAAAGACATAATTTGCATAACCCATTCCGTCCTCACATTCAGCTACAAACTTAACATGGTAAGTTACTTCTTTGGTTTCCACACCTCAAAGGTATTAATATCCTCGAACTTCCTGCAACCATAAGAGGCAAAGTCCCCTTGTAGTTTGTCCATATTTGGCAAACAGGGATAGTTCTTACACCTAGTACAGCTACGTTCAGGATGTTTATAGTGAAAACCATCTTTGTCCTTAAACATTACTTCAGTAATAGGCATAATAATATTAATACACATGAGCCAGCAGCTCCATATTTGATTACGTTCTGCTTCTTCTTTAAAGACTTATTAAGACCTTCAATTGATCTATTTTTATCTTCAATTATGTTTCCATAATACAGTAACTGGACTCTGCGAACAGAATCCGTTTTCTCCCAACTTTTGTTTATAAGTTCTAAATTAGTTATTTGGCTCTTCAATAAAGGAACAGTTTCGGACAACTTCTGATGTTCAGCAAATATCAAATTAGTTGTCTTTAACTGTTCGCTGGTTATTGTAACGGTCGATGTATTCTGAGAAAAAGCACAAATTGATGCTATCAGAACTAGACATAATAGTAGACACTTTCTCATCATACTCCTTGTCTATATATTTAATTTTCTCAACAATGGAATCATTAACTATATAAATGCTATCTCTAATGATAGAATCCCTCACAATCTCTTGCACATTAGGAGTGCTAGGATTACTATCTCTCTTAGGGACAGACAAATATATAATTATTAATCCCATTATGACAATTAAAATATAGCAAAACTTAGTCTTGTTCATTTATCTCAATACCTGCAGCCTTAGCCTCCTCTACGAGCTTAACGCATCCGACTACATCTACACCTTCCTTCATTGCCAGTTTCACAACAAGTTTCTCATTGTCAGAGAGACCTTCCACTTTAGCTTTTAGAGCTTGCTTTTTGTCAAAACGAGCTTTCATCTGATTGTAACCCTTGATAATTCTCTCTGGATTCTCTTTAAGGAAATTAACCTCCTGCTTCAAGAAAGCCTTTACCAAGGTCTTACTAGCTACTCCTCTATCTCTAGTATAGATAGTAGGACATTTAGGGTCGTGCAAAGCTTTATTGTAGGCATTGGCTTTACCTCTCTCCTTGTCAAACGTATCAGTCGGGTGACATACACTGATACCAACAGATACGACTCTGCAAACCTCTGCGTAATCTGGATCGTCCACACAGACAAATTCGTCCATTTCGTTTACCCAACCTACCGCAAGTTTGCAACCATCCTCACTCTCTTCTGGAGATTGGCTTAAAGCACACGCTACAATCTTGTGTTCCTCACCCTTAAAGTCTACAAACGAGTCAATCAAATACTCAGCTACATCCTGTTTCATTTTCTACAATTTTAAAACCGTTATTAATTAAATATTCTTCTGGAGCAAACTGTAATTCGAAAAACCTATGCAGTGAATAGTTCTTTCTCTTTACAGAAATTAAATTTTTCTTTTTAAGTGTGATAGGTTTATCAGAAGAATAATACTTCTCTTCCATGAGGGCTGCTCCCCATCCCCACATTTGATAAACCGAACTACAGTAGATAAACTTATCATGTGTATATACAATCTGTTTATCCTTCTCGTAAGTCTTCCGTAAGGTCGTCATAAAATACTTGAATAGTTCTAAAGATAAACTTATTCTTTGCTGAATTATAACATTCGTTCCAGCTACGATTTTTGTAGTGGTCTAGAATCTCGGAAGCTCTTACATTATAATATATATTTCTGCAAAAGCTTTCGTCCTCATCACATTCAGCAGAATTTATTGTATAATTTCCGATGCCAATAGCGTAATGATAATGGCTTCCAGAAATTTCACTAAATCTATCTTCTAACTCATAATCTTCGTATATTATTACTCTAAACTTGAATTTGTCCTTACTAAGAAGTTTTGCCAGGCAATATGCTACATAGCAGCACCCTCCGGCATTAATATCGTACTCTTCATCTAGAAACCTACAAAGTTTATTCAGCCTCTCCGCTAGAATTTCTTGTACTTCCGTAGATTTGGAGTTCAATCTCCTCCTTTGCTTTTTTAAACTCATCCAAGTACTTACCTAAAGTTACAACTTCATCTTTTCCGAATTTTCTTCTAACTGCATAGTGGATACATCTCTCCACTGCAGACTCTAGCAGGAATCCATATCCTACTACCTTGAACTCTTTTCTCGGATTTTTACCACCAATGTCGCATAACAACTCCAAGTCGAAACGAGGAGATGAATCGTTAATTGGGGTTAACCTGTAAAATGGGCCTTCAATTACCATCTCTTTTTTGAATTACTATCCACATACATCTATCACTGTTAAATTATTATTACTAGGCTTATATCCGTAATCACAATACGAATTAGTTATTATAACACGGTCGAAATTGTTACATAGGTTTACCAAGCCTTTAATATTTACAGCATGACAAACCATAATCTCGTACTTAGCATCAGGATATCTTTCTTTAAGAACTTTAAGTTCTCCAAGGAATGTTCCTCCAGCATCGCACAAATCATCAATAAAAGTAAAGGTCGGATAATAACAATTAACCTCTCTTCCAATGGAAAACTCCCTAATTTTACCAGTTTCCAAATCTCTCACCTTATTGAACACAATATGTCCCCAATTATTAGAGAGAATTTTGTACCTTTGGTAAGCCCCAGCATCTGGGAATACGATATTAGATTGAATATCCAGATGCGATTCAAAGTTAAACTTTTGAGGATAACATCTAGTTCCTAACAATCCCTTAGTTCTTTCCGAATGGGGTTCCAAAATCATAACATAACGATAGTTCATAGTATTCAAGATACTACAGACCACCTTTAGAGAAAATGGGCGGTTAAAGCTCATCACTCTATCCATACGCATGGACATTAAATAGGTAATAAACAAATCCCACTCAATCTCTTGTCTATCAAGAATGTCTCCGACTTGAGTTAGAATAAATAATTCTTCAGCAGAAGTAATTCTACATATAACCTTTACTGAATCTTTCCTGTCAAATTCGTCAGGAAAACTTATCTGAGGTTCTCCGTCAGGAAATCTAGTGAGGTTATACTTAATCTCACTCTTGTCCAAGTTAATTAAGTTTAATAATTTCATCTACAACATATTTTAAAATTTCGTAACTTTCTTCCAAGCCCGCTCTATCATCCAATAGGATATTATAATAAGGCTTATAAGATTTAGGTAATACAGAGCTTTGATTTATCTGTAGCTCTCCATCTGGAGCTAATCCAAGCATATCATAGACTATAGTAGACTTTCTATGTGATTCACTAATATCTTCATCACAAGTAAATAATACCAGTTCGAATCCTAGTCTAGCACATCTTTTTAGCAGCTCAATAACACAACTATAGTCTCCTCCGTTATTATGGTAGTCAAAAATAGTGTTGTCATAATCGAAAGCGACTATTAGCTTTCCGTATTTTTTATACTCTTCTAATAGTCGCTTCTTGCAAGCCTCTTTTCCAAATGGATGGTTAAAACTTTCCATAAAGCCCTTCATTAATCCGCTGTCTAATTTCTTTAAGAGTGTACTCCTTTTTAAGGACGCCATCTTCGAACACAGTCTCTAAGCAGCCTCCGCTTTCTACCTCAGGAGTTACCTGGTCTTCAGCATAGTAAACGCCATTAACGTCCTGATAGACAGCAATTAGACCTTTAAGAGAATTTTTAGTTCCATCATCTGTTTTAGGATGTTTGAATATTTCTTTCAATTCTCCATTAACTACACAAGCAGTAGCTTTGATTGCAAAGCCTAAGCTATCTCTACTTGCATACTGATATGAAAATGAACCTACTCCTAGAACAAGATTGCAAGCTGCCATATGAGCATTCTCAAGTCGCATATAGATTTGCTTCTGACGTTCAAGAGTGATAGAATCACCATACAACAAACCTATTTTCGTACTAGGATAGCGATAATCCTTAGAAGTAGTATTCCATCCAAAAATCTTACCAAGCATATAATAAGCACCGTAGTATTGACCTTCTGAAACTTCTACATACTCAGCATCATCGTTAAATGGAGCGTAGCAACAATAATACTTACCCTCTTTCATTCTAGTATGGAAGTGAGGATTAGTTCTTAAACCACAAATAATATCAACAGGGTCTCCGCTATCTGGACGAATAACTACACGTCCATCACGAGCCATAATATCCTTCTTTAATTTGGGAAGGAAGTTTTCAATAACATTCCAGAAGTCCCAAGTATCAGAAACTATAGAAACGAACCCAGATGGATACAATTCGTTAATTAATCGCTTAAAGGTTTGAAGTTCATCCTCTTCTCCACCAGCACACATTACAGAATGTTCTGTAGCTGGAACAGTGGCGGCAATTAATTCATTGTCAGAATTTGCACCATAATATTCTTCTAGAGCAGCAATAGCTGGAATGGTCTCACTTCCAACAAACGAAGTCATATGTGCCATACCAGAAATGATAGCGGCCTCTAAACCAGCCATTCCTCTCATAGAGAAGTCATGACACAAGAAATCCAGATTTACATCTTCTGGAAATCCAGTATGTACTGCGTGTCTTTTAAGTTCATTCTTATAGAGTCTTGCTCTAGTAGCAGAGGTGCAAGGCATCCACAGAGTACAACTAATCAAAGTCTCTAAATAATTAGTTAACCAGAAGAACTCTGACTTTGTATTAGTAATAGTCATCATAGGAACCCTAATAGGGCATATTGAACCTTCTGGCAACGCTTTAATGCGAATGGGAAGATAACCTAAATCATACAAGGCTTCAATATGTTTATATCCTACGGACTCAATTCCCACGAAGTTATGAACTCTTCGATAAAACATTTCTACAGCTTTCTCTTTGGGCAATCCAAAGAAATTCTGATTAAATTCATCAATCAGATACTTCTTAATTAAATATTGGATTCCGAATACTACAGAACCTTCAGTGGCTTCTGGAAAGTATTTGTTACTTCTAGGAGTCCAATTACTGTAAACTTGTTCAG